ACCACCTGTTGAGCTTTCGCCACTGAAGTTAACTGGCTTAGCACCTGTTTGTGTTACTTTTGGCTTTGTTAATGCTGGGCTCTTTGTTTGTGCGCCATCATCACCACCAATTTTACTATCGTACAAACCAGACACTTTAGTTAATTGTACAGATTCTTCTAGGCTTTCTTCCATAGATTCTTCGTCATCATCAGATGCTTCCATCATATCTTCGTCATCCATGTCACCCATGTCATCATCCATGTCGCCCATGTCGTCATCACCCATGTCGTCATCACCCATTAATTCTTCAAACTCAGCCATTAGCATGTCTAGTTTATCTTCTAGGTCAACAACACGATCCTCTAGGTCTTCTAGGTCTTCTTCAGATTCTTCATCTCCGAAACCTTCTTCATCATCAATCTCAATGTCAGCGAATTCATCTTCATCTTCTGACATGCCTTCTTCGTCAGATTCTACGTCAGCACTAATTTCATCTAATAGGCCGCCGGACATGTCTTCAGCCATTGCTTCTTCGTCCATTATTGATTCATATATTTCTCTGGATTTTTCAACCACTATATCGTGAAATAATGCACGTGCTTGTTCTTCATTCTCATTGATTATTAATTCAATAAGTTGTTCAAATTTTCTATTATCCATTATTAATATCTCCTTTAGAAATGGCTTTGTAATATTTATTTATTGGGTATATAGGAAAACAGCACAAAATGTGCTGTTTTTTTGCGTTTTTTAGTAGAATATAGAAATTTAAGCTGCCGGAGGTGCTGCAGGAGGTTGATATTGTTTACGTATCTTTTTTAAGTTTTTAGATTTTTCAAAATTTCTTACATCAAACATCTTGCGTAGTTTTCTTATTTGTCTTAGTGTTAGCTTTGTTTTACGGCTTTCTTTCCAACGAGGTTTGCTGTTATCATCACTAGTATCTTGATAACCGGGCACTGCTGGTTTAAACATCTCAAAAAGTTTCATAGATATGTATTTATCTTACATCGCTGGAGCCGGCGCCGCTGCTGCTGGAACGCCGCCACCCGGCATTGCTTGAGGACCAGCTACACCCGGCGCTACTTCAGGTGGCGGAGGCATTTCACCTTGATCCATTCCCTCAGCAGATTCTAAATCTGTATCAATGTCACCTGCGCTAATACCAATGCTACGTAAGTCACTGCCCTTAACATCGTCAGTAACTTCAGACTCACGTTCTTCTTCCCACATGCGTTCATTTTCGGTAATTTCTTCTTCAGTAAGACCTAAGAATCGTTGCAGTGCAAAACGTTTACTTATATATGGGAACGCTTCCATAGTTGAGAATGTAGCTACTCTATCTTTGTCTAACTCACTTTGACGGTAGGCTGCAAAGTTTTGTGGAGCATTGAATTTAATATTGAATAATCCACTATCAATATTAAAGCCTCTCCAACGTAAAAATAGCTTGAATTCGTCATCTAGTTTCTGTGCAATATAGTTCTGTAATCTCTCACAATACTGATTAAATCTGAATTCTTGTATCATTGCTGTACCAACACGTCCGTCGTTTAATGGCACTTGACCATCATCAGGTCCTGTTGGTAAGTAACTGCTAGGAACACGTAAACCACGTGCTAATCTATTATTAAAGTATTTTAAATCGTCAATTTCACCTAAGTTTTGACCGCCTTGTAGCATTTCAACTGTCGAGCCACGCCCGTCTGCTGTTGTTGGGAAGAAGTAATCTTCGTTGATACTCAACGGATTATATGTAGCATCTAATACACTTGAGCCACCTTGAGATGTTGGTATTCTGCGCTGATGAATCTCATTTTTTACTCTATCAACAAACGCCATAGCCATGTGACTTGGCATGTTACCTACATCAATTTTGAATACTCTGCGTTCTGGAGCACGTGAAACACGATAGATTAAGATAGCATCTTCTAATAGTTCTTTTTGCTTGTAAACTTTGAAAATACTCTCTAATATACTTTGACCAAAAGGCCAATATCTATCTAATCCTTCAGTTAAACTTAGATGAACTACGTGTTTAGCATCTACTGCTGCTTCGTTTTGTCCTAAACTAAATCTACTTCCTGTAGTGCCATATGGCTCATTTGGTACTGTATAACTGTATGGTGCACTATATCCTGCTGTTGGTGGTTGTGCTTGAAAGTCTGTCGTTGTCTTTGCTGCAACAGTTAAATTCTGTAAATTAACGTTTATATCTTTAACTACATATTGTTCGGGCAACTTACCTTCACTTTCATTGACAATAACTTTACCTACTTTAGTTGCATCTACCCAGTATAATTTAAAATTCTCAGGATCACGTACAAAAAACTGATCCCCATACTTAATAGTATTTCTAAAAATCTTAAATATACGATTGTCAAAATCGTTGAGTTTACACCATTGCTGCAATTGTTTCTTTAGTAATTCTACTTCATGTGGGGTTGGATCGTCTTTAAATTCTAAGCTAAATGGTGTGTTATTATGTTCATTTCTTTGTGTACTGAACTCTGCAATAATGTCTAAACAAGCATTAATTTCAGCATCTACATCCATCATTTCATACTGGTTGTAACGTTCAATACGATTTGGGTGACCTGTGTAGACTTCAGGCAAACGGCTCATGTAATTCTTGTAGCCAAACTCTGCATTGTTCCAGCCACCTGTAGGTTCGTTATTAAACCCAGGGCCATTCCATGCACCGCTGTTGCTATTGTTTCCTGATATAGGACTTAATTGACCTGTAGTGTTTACAGTGGAAAAACGTTTTTTATATGCCATGATTACTATTTATTATTAATTGCTTATGTACAGTTTAATATCACTGTATATGCTATTGCTTTCGGATATTTTACGATTCAAATCGTCTATTTTTTCTAATAACACCCCTGCAAATTCATCAGATTTTGATTTTACGGGTGCATTTGGACTATAAATTTTAGGTTTAGTAATTGATCCTCGCATATTAGAAAAGTCATTCATACCTCCCGATTGTTTTAATTCAATAGGAATCGTATTACCCTTCATTCCGACTTTAGCTTCTGTACCATGCATTTCTAACCAACCAGGACCAAACACACCTCCGTCTTTAGCTTTTGGCATTACATGCACTGGATCATTTTCTATAGGATAATGTCTGCGTAATCCAAAGTCATCCAAATATCCATTCTTTTCTAACCAATCTAACTGATCTCTATTAATGTCAACTGCTGTTCCAGCACCATGACCCCCTGGTGATGCTGATGGCATATATAGCCAACCGTATTTTTCTGTCCAAACTTTTGGATTTGGATTCTTTTCCCAAGGATAACGTCCACCTGCTTTACGCCATTCGTCATACATATCCTTCTGTTCTTCTTCTGAACGATATGAACTTGTGATGTTAAGTTTGTTACCTGTCATCTCAAAATATTTTTGAGCCATGGCTAAAACTTTTTCTTGAAAATTAGGATTTATCTTAGTCCAGCGTTCATACTCAGTTCCCTTACCGCTTAGATAAGTTTTATAAGTTTCAGCTTTTCGTGTTTCTGCTATTTGACTTTCTGTTTTTTGTCCTTCTGCTACTGTTTTTCTTTTAATTAAATATTCACGTTTCTGTTGTAATTCTTCTGATGTTTGTCCAAATTTTTCTTTTTCTTGTTGCTTTGATTCTTTAATTTTATCTTGATATGTTTTAGCTTCTGCATCAACTGATGCCAATTCACCTGACAATCTAGTTTTTTCTTGTGATGTACCTGCTTGAGAAATTTTACCTTCTAACTCTTTTTTTCGTTTAATTGCATCCTGTAATTTTTTTTCATTATCTTTTTGTATATCTGCAAAAGCCTTTTGTGCTTGTATTTGATTATCAGTTTCTTTTATTGATTTGTTTAAAACATCAAGATAACCTTTGATTTGTGATGTATCTCCTAAAGCGACTAGTGCCTCATCAATTTTACTACTATCTAAACCCAACAACCATGCTCCTAATCTTATGGTTCCTATTGCTGTTTGTTTTACTAAATCACCTAATTTTCTTAACGCACCGTTTACCGGTTCTTGAATTACTCCAATTAATTTATCTTTAGCAATGCCGGTTTGTTGAGCTGCTTCAAAATTGGCTATTTGTACATCTTTCAGTGCATCATCTACTTTTTCCCCAGCCTTTTCACCCTTTTTATATAATTCTAGTTCAGCCTTTATTGATTCCATACTTTGCATCCGAATCAATCTTTCGGCACCATTCAGTGCTTGAACACTTGTATTTGTTTTTTCTCTAAACTCTTTACTTTGCATTAATGCTTTTTTATTTTTTTCTTCGTAGGTTAAAGAAGATTTTGCTATTTTTTGCATAAACTCATATTGAGTAATACGTCCTGCATCTAAATCAGCTTTCCATTGAACAATTTGTCCATTTGTCTTAGCAAGTAATGCTTCTCCTTCTTTTGTGGTTGCTGTTCCTGTCGCTAAAAAGTCACGTACTCCTTTAGCAACGTCAGGTCCTAAAAAGCTTTGAGCAATTACTTCTGCTTCTTGATATTTGTCTGCTAAAAGTTTTCCTTGTTCAGTTTTACGCAACATTCTTAAACGCATACTAAATTGTACATCTCTTGCTTGTTCTGCTATTCTAGCTGACAGGTCAGCAATATTTTCACCTGTAAGTCTTGATAAGCCTACCAATGATGTAACGTAGGCTCTGCTTTCATCTCTTAATTTTTCATCATTTTTTTGATATTTTGTACCTAACATTTGTGTCATTGATACATAATCTGCTTGTAAATTTACTAGATCAGATTGACTTACACCCAATCTCATAAACTCACTGACTACACCATCTCCTGTTTTTGCAATCTTTCCAAATTCTTGAGCTCCTATATTAGTAGTGTCTCCTAAGTTTGTTAACCCCGTACCTAATTTCTCATAAGATTTAAGTAATCCAATATTGTTTTTTGTCCAAAATCCTGCTTCATTTGATATTTTAGTAAAACCTTCAACACTGCTTCCGATACCTATACCTAATTTTGCTACTGCATCATAGGTGTTTAATTGTGCATCATTACTTTCTAGAACTGCATTGACTAAAAGCCTTCCCGCCTCAATAAGACCAAATACCACTGCTCTAGTTTTAGGCAATCCAGTAAGGGCAAACAAAGCACCTAGTTTTAAAATCTTTGATGAATCATCAACCGTTTTTGTCCATTTGGTGAAACTAACCTCGCTCGACATTAAAGCCGAACTTGTTGATTCAACAGTTTCTTTAAAACTGCTTACTGCACTTGCTAAACCACGTGAGGAATTACCAACTGAATTGATTGCAGTGTTATATCTTTGAAGGGCAGCAGTAATTTGTACTACTGAATCTGAAGCATTTTGTGCCATATTTTATCGCCTTAAATATACAAGCATATCATTTTGTAGTTGATTGTTTTTAGATATGTTGTCAAGAAGTGAATCCATTTTACTTGAAACTAGATTTATTAAACCACTATCTTCACCGCCCTGACTTACATTTACTGTGTTGTTAACTTGATTTAAATTACTAACAATAGATGAGGCATAACCACTGAGTAATCCTGAAATATTTTCAGATTGCAATAATGGATTTTGTCTCTTACTTAATAATTCACTTGGTAAATTTTTAAATGACACTGGAATACTTTTACCGTCTGGTAATGGCACTACCGCTTGAAGTTTATCACCAAGTTTTTCATTGTAACCACTCATTGGTCCTGAGGAGATACCAAAATTATAATTATTGGTATTTGAAAAATCACCTCCACCCATACCTGATGAGGAACCAGAACTAGAAACGGGTGATGTAGTGGTTGTAGGCGTGTCCTTACCAGTTAATCTTTTTAATTGTTTTTTAATTCCTTCAATTTCATTTAATTGTAGTTTTATCTGTGCATCAACATATGCTTTTTTAACTGCATCAACCGGTCCACTTAAGTCTACTCCTAATGCTTCCAGTTTAGAAGTTTCCTCTCTATCTTTATAAAGATTGCCTAGTCTAGTTTGTTTCTCCATAAGCATCTTGTTTAAGTCACCTGCATCTTTAAACATGTAGGGGAAATCCGGATCTACTACACCCAAATCAGACAACTTTTTCATAAAGCCTTGAGTTAATTGATCTAACCCTTGAAGTAAATATGTGAACCCTGGATTAACGTAATCGGCAACTAGTTTTACCAATGTTTGAAATGCTGTTTGTACTTCTAATTGAGATTCAATAAGTTTTATCTGTGTTTCTTTTAACCCACCCTCTTTTGGTTTCATTGCGGCTTCTGCTTGACGGTCTACTATTTCTTCACGTTTTGCGGTTAAATCTTTTGCTGCTCCTTTAGCCGTTTCTGAATTTGCACCAAATTGCTCTGCTACGTCTTTGTTCATTGCAGCAGCTTCACCCATATTTTTTTCAAAATTGTTATAAGCTGCGCCGTAACGTTTATTAAATTCAGTAATATCAATTTCACCGTCTTTGAACTGTTTTACCCATTTATAAATATCACTGCCTGCTACACGTAACATGGCTCTTGCTTCTTCACTTTGTGCTGCTGGACCTAAGCTTACAATTTCCCTAAATGCTTTTTGCTTGTCTGCGCCAAATAGGGAGCCTACCTGTGTAACGCCATTCATTAATCTGTCAATTACTTCTTGGCTTTTTGCTCCTGCTTTTTTGCCTTCTTCTCGCAAGAAAATATTAAATGCATAATCTTTTAAATCTTCTGCTTGCTTAGCCTTAATTGCTTCTGGAGTTTCTCCTGTAAGTGCAGCTAACTCCATTAATTGTTTACCGTAATTTAAACTTCTATCTTTTAATGTTTTTAAATCATTAGTTCTTACAACACCTAATTTAGTTTGTTGCTTTATGTAATCAGCTTGGTTTTGTGTAATTTCTTTTTGAGAATAACCTAATCTTATTTGCGCCGCTCTTTGCTCTTTTGAGATACTTGCTATATCAAAAAAAGCTTTAATACCTTTTCCTGCAGTGTCACCTAAGAATGTTAGATCATTCCCTAAACCTGCGGTAACTCCCACAAGATCACCAACACGGTCACCTAAATATCCAGTATTTTTAGTAATGTCAAATAGACTATCAGCGGTTCCTTCTCCTGCGTATCCAAACTTTGCTAGTGTGTCATATGCATTTAAATATTGATCATTTTGTTTAAAGACAGATGTAACCAAATCTCCTAATACTTCGGTAACGCCGCCTAAAACTTTACCCAATGGCATCATAGCGCCAAAGATTGAACTTAATCCACTTGAAACTTGTGTTACTGTTGAACTGTACTTTGAAAAACTAATTTCACTTGAAGAAAGGGATCTATTAAATGATATTGCCCCTGAATATATTTGTTTTACGCCAAAAGTAGTCTTTGAGATTTGTTCTGCTGTCATCCCCATTGACTTACCAAACTTTTCAAACATGCCCGCAGAGGCACTACTTTGAAAAGCTAATTTGTCTGCTGCATCGGTTAATTTGGCTAGTTCTGCGTTAAGCGCGGCTTCATCCAAGGAATTATTCCTCCGTAAATTATGGATCTAAATATCTTGTTAGTATTTAGTTTAAAAAAATCACACTTTTTGGAGATAGTATGTCAATAGAAAATAACCCGTTAAAGCAGTACTTCCGTAGACCTAGCATATATTTGAAGTTGCCAAGTAAGGGATTAGATTATTCAGCGGAGGTTATTTCTATGCCTGAAAACGAGGAAATCCCAATTTACCCAATGACTGCAATTGATGAAATTACTAGTAAAACTCCGGATAGTCTTTATAACGGTACTGCAGTAGCGGATATTATCAGAAGTTGTGTGCCTGCGATCAAAGATCCATGGAAGATAAGTAGCACGGACTTAGATGCGATTTTGGTAGCAATTAGGATAGCAACAAATGGAAATGATATGGAGATTGAAACACATTGTCCAAAATGTGATGAAGATTTCAAATATGGAATAAACTTATCCTTTATATTGAATAATTTCGTAGCTGGTGATTATTCCAACCCAATCAATATGGGCGACTTAAAAATTAAATTCAGACCATTGAATTATAAAGAATTAACAGAAAATGCAGTCCGCCAATTTGAAATACAAAAAGCCCTAGCAATGTTAACTGCAATGGATGATGGTCCTGAAAAAGATAAAAAATCAAGCGATTTGTTCAAGACCATTGCATTTAGCACGTTGGACATAATTGCAAGCACCGTTGATTCCATATCAAGTAATGATTTTACTGTAACAGAAAAAGCTTATATTTTAGATTTCCTACAGAATGCAGATAAAAGAATAGTTGAAAAGATTAAAGAAAAAAGCTTGAGCTTAAGAGAAACTACTCAGATGAAACCATTGAATGTTAAATGTGTTGGTTGTGGACATGATTATGACCAGATGTTTACACTCAATGTCAGTGATTTTTTCGTCTAAGGCTTCTATACCTTGACTCCGAGGGTATTGGGAAGCTGATAGACGGAATGGAAAAGGAGTGCAAAGCTATTAAGAAAAACGCACAAAGAATAGCTTGGTATATGCGTGGCTCCGTTAGTTATACAGATGTTTTAAACATGAGTCCAGCAGAAACGGCTTCATTAAATGAAATTATTGAAGAAAACTTAGAAACAACTAAGAAAACAAACATTCCATTCTTTTAAGATGAACTGCGTTCATCTAATCCCTTCGTTATTCACTCACTTCGTTCGTTCATATACTCGGGATTATTATTATTTAGATATTGCCGATTAGAAGCCATGGTAGTGCTATTCAGCACTACCAATGGTAAAGGTACTTGCCATGACCGTCACCCATGTTGTCTATTCCCCACATAACTAGCCCTTTCGCTGTTATGTGCTACCGGTTGCTCTGTAAAGTTTATTGGGACTGTAGTGATAGCCTTAGCCATCAGCAACGCATGTTTCATAGTCGCAAGACAAAGTAAACTATGAACTCATTTAGGGTTCGCTCCACACGATTGCCCTATCGGTATTCCTTAGGATCACTCCTAAGCATACTCCAGATCCGTCAGCACAGCACTACCTGTACGTCCTCAAGGAGGACCGACAACTCGGTCGTCAAATTGTAATTACTTGATTAAATTGAAATTGTTAAAATTGAGTCTGGTGACGTGGTGTCTGTTGATTTGCCTGAATATGCCTTAATGATATCTTTGTTTTGCTTCATGAATGTGTCAAACTCCATAACATACCAATCACCAAATCTTTTACTTCCGTAAAAAAAGAAGTTATCAGTAATCCATGTAAATTTGCATTGTACAGCTACATATCTTCCTATGCCGGGATCTGCAACAGCAAGTAGTTGTTCTAACCAACTATCAAGTACTTTATGTTCTCCATTAAGTAACAAATGAAATGAAAAATCGCTGTAGAATTTACATTCTGCATTAAACTTTGGGAAACTTTCGCCGGGCACTATATCACCCTTAAAGCTACGAATTTGACCCTCATGCAAAATTTGTGTGCGATTTTGGTTCTTGCCTCCTATGTAAGCACCAGAGCCAGGCGCACGAATAAAACTTTCTCCGTACACATCGCTGAGATATTTAGCTATCTCTCGCTCAAATCCTGATCCTTTTGCTTTTTGTGGTGAAGGCATGTGTTTACTTATCATATCAATCGTCTTGTAGATTTTTTAATTGTTCAATAGTGTCTTTGAATGACTTATGATGTATTCCAATACCACCAGCACTACGCCATTCTTCTATATTACTAGTTCTATCATCAATTAATATATCTCCTATCACACAATGAACATGTTTATCTTTACTGAATGGTCCAAAGTGTACAGGTATATTGGGAAAATGCTTATGTGCCCACATTACTTTATCGTAAAATGCCCAATGCACATCGTTGTTTTTTGGTACTGCAGTTAAAAATATTAAGTTATATTTGTTCCATGCGAACTCTCTGCAGAATTCAATAAGTTCATCTGCATAGGATGTTTTATCTAAATCTCTATACAATCTTTCATTGTCACGTAACTTAACCCATTTCTCATCGGGGTAGATACCTTCACTGGGAGGCGCACGTAATACGTCATACGCATATTTGTTAAAGTCTGCTACGACCCCATCCATGTCTATATATAATGTTGATTTCATTCCACGTCCACTGCTGTGTTATAACTTGTAAATCCGTTTTCTTTAATAACTTTTAATACGCTAGGTACTCTTCCCGCTAGTTCTTCTCTGTGTGATACAAGCCAAATAGATTTTTGCCTACGACGGCTCATATCTTTAAGAATAGCAATACTATTCTCAACTCCCATAGTATCAAGTCCACTATCAATCAATTCGTCAATAAACAATGTGTTAATTGGGACATATAAGTTTTCCCAAACATCACGAAAAGCGAAACTTAACCCTAATATCAATCTATTACGTTCACCACGTGATAAATTGTCAAAGTCTAACTCACGACCTAGTTCTGTTATTTCTACACTTAAATCATTTAAAAATATTACTTGATGTGGTAACTATCTTTACTAGTTAATAAATCAAGTAAAAACTTTTGATGTTCCATTATTCTAGTAAGTACATTAATATTATTAAAATCAATAGTTTGCAAAGCTTGATTTTCCATATCAGTAATTTGTTCTAAATAAGGATCAGTTTCTTCTGCTTTTTTTCTAATGTATTCTTCTAAGCTGGTCATCTTATTAGCGTGTTCAAATGCTAGTTGTTCTGTATCATAAAAACATTTAGGCATTATACCTATCTCACCCAAATCAGTTATTTGATTACTCAGTGTTTCAATTTCACCTGATGTTGTAAGAACCTGTAGTGCCGCCTCTTGAAGTGCTTTTTCTTTACTTGCTAAAACTTCTATATGTTTTTCATCATGCATAGTCTGACCACATGCGTAACATTCGTGCTTTTGTAATTTTTCAACTTCTAATTTTAATTTTTCTAATTGTTTTGTTTCTTTAGTAAGGTCAAGTTCAGCACTTGTTAACCATTTTTGTAATTCTGTTTTTTCTTTAACTTTATTATTATATGCCGCTAAGTCTTTGTGTGCCTGTAATTCAGCAACAATGTCTACGTTATGAAGCTCTAGCCATTGATTCATCAGCGATTCTGTATCTGCTTCATGTTTTTGCTTCCAAAGAGTTTGTCTACGTTTAAGTGCATCAATCTGTTCTTTTACTCTTTTGTTTGCCTCTTCAATAGCTTTGATTTTAAATTCTTCTTGCTGAATGTTATCTTTTGAATCTTTGATTAACTGTTTTATTGATTCTGCTTTTTCACTGAGTAATGTAATGCCAAGCAATTGTTCAATAATGTTACGTTGATCATTTGCTTTCATAGCAAGAAAAGGTTCACTATATGTGTTTAAGGCAACAATGTGCTTAAACATATCTAGGCTCATGTGAATTACTTTTTCAATCGCTATTTGTGTTTCTTTCACTATATGTGTTTAAGGCAACAATGTGCTTAAACATATCTAGGCTCATGTGAATTACTTTTTCAATCGCTATTTGTGTTTCTTTATTCTCACCTTGTGCGTCATCTTTTGAAATTTGTTCATTGTTTGTATAAAAACGTAGTAGATTTGGCTTACGACCACGTTCAATTTTATAGTCAATACCATTCACAGAGAACTCTAGAGTAACCAACATACCCTTACCGTTTGTTCTGTTTACTAAATTATCTTTGCGAATGTTATTGATTGGACTGCCGAACAATGCGTAACAAAGTCCTTGAATAAGTGTAGTTTTACCTGTGCCGTTACGAGCACCGTCCCCACCTAAGTCTAAATTCTCACCCAATATAAGAGTGAGGTCTGTGCGATCAAAATTAACAGCCTGTGTTACAGCACCTATGCTTAGAAAGTTACGTAATGTTATATTTTTTAATTGAATCATATGTTTCTATAAATCTCCAACAACAATTTTTTATCGTAAAAGTCGCTCTCTATCGCACCAATTTGATCTAGCACGATTTGATCAACAGATTCAAATTTTAATTCTCCTGCATTGATATCATTTGATACTTGATCTAATTTCATAGGTATGAGTGCCATTTCACGCAGTTTATGTTCTGGAATCAATGTTTCACGAATAAAATTAGCTTCTTCATAACTGATATCAATATCTAAATGAACTCTAACATGACTGTCTTTTATAAGCAAGCCCGCAGGATTTTCTAATATGTCACTTAGTTTATGGACACGATATTTAGGTTGATCAGGCCAACTATGAAACTCAGGCTCTCCACCGTATGGTAGAATCATCATACCACGTGCATCATCACCTGCATCTGCATAGTTATGCGGGAAAGCATTGCCGATATACCAAACATTATTACGTGCTTGACGTTTATGAAAATGTCCAGTAAAAACTTTTTCAAATCCGACCATATGTTGATCGTTGAGTTCACCATGATCAGGCATTTCAACCATAGCATTCATATAGAAACGAGGTAATTCAAAATGTCCGAATAAATATTTGCCACCTAACTTCTGTAATCGTTTCCAATCTTCTTGGACTAACCAAGGAGCAATAACAACATCTTTTGTTATGTACCAGTCGTTGATTATTTCAACATTTGGTAAATGCTTAGCCCATTCAACACTGTGAATATCCCTGCGATCACGATAATAAAGATCATGATTGCCTGGAATAAAATATACTTTATCAAAGTTATCATTTAGTTTTTCTAGTGCCCTAAGACCATATTGCATGGTATGAATGTTAATACTAGCACGATGATGGTTATAATCTCCCAAGAAGAAACAAGTCTCACACCCTTCTTTCTTTGCTTGAGAGATAAACCAATCTACAAACTTTTCACAATCTTGATTGTGTTGTAAACTATTTGACTTTAAACCAAAATGTATATCTGTGAATACTGCTGCCTTCTTGAATAAATTTGTCATAGGTTAAGTATAGCAATTTATGTAAGACTTTTCAATGCATATGGTTATTCTTCGTATGTTGAAAAGCCTTCACTACTTTGGCGACTCCAACTTGGATTCAATCCATTTATTTCTAAGATATCGTCACGTATATTTTGATTTCTCTTTTCGGAATTCAATACACGACAGAAACTATTTGTTATTGCTGCGGTGTAGTATGCAAATGGATTTTGACTTTTGGCTTCGTTAAATCGTAATCCAACATAGGTCAATTGTAAAATTGCGCTGTTACGCATCTCATCATTATATGTGTACCCACGCCAGTTAAACTTCATTGCGTATTTTTCACACAACATAATATACATTCTTGCTAGTTTATTAGTTATGTTTCCTTGGTCTTTGTCAAAAGACCCGGTTGTCAAGTCTCCGCTCCAGTGGCTCTTCCCAATGCAATGAAACGATTTATTCTCATCCATACGAAAATGCTGGAACGGTGGAAAATTTACACGCACGTGAACCATATCATCCACTTCATCTTTTGTCGTTGGATCGTCTAGATCCACAAAAACATCTTCTGTTGTATCTTCAAATTCAAAAATATCTTTTGCTGACTTCTTCTTTTCAACTTTTCTAGGCTGCTTTGGTGCTACGGGTATATGATCCCATGTCATCACCCTGAATACTAAATCAGAAGTAGGGACCTTTTTTGGATTTACAGTCTCACCGGTTTCTATACTAAGTCTAGCTGCCCTAGTTTCTTTTGCTTCTTTTATAATTTTAGGTTTTGAAGCATATTTAAGACTTTCCTCAATGCTAGCGTGTGGCATATCTACTATAAAATCATATCTATGATCACTATTTTTGTCTAGATAAGTGCAATATGTGTTTTTACTTGCATGTATTTCTTTGAGAATGTCTTTATTGTTTAGGTAATTTACTGGTTTTTTAGGTGTTATTGTCATAAGTTAGATTAATAAGTTATCACTATAGTAACATCAAAAGTGATAGAAATGCAAGTTTTTTTGAGAGAAAAGGTAAAAAACGTCATATTATTTAGCGATAAATATGTAAATAACAGGAAACAACTATGGCATTTGTAAATGGATTTGACCCAGATAAAGCACAGGCTTATAACGAATTACGCCAATCCAGCCCCAATTTAAGTCAGGCGCAACTCTTTAATCAAGCAGGGATATCTAGTTTAGAACAAGGATATTATCAACCGTCTCCAATTGGATTTTTAATTCAAAATCCTAACCCAACAAATGTTAATACCACACTTTTTGCTCCATCCGGTACATTAGTAACTGCTGCAAACTTTCCCGTACCTGCCCCTTTAAGAACAGTCGGTGATGAACCAGTTAATAATGAAAGCAGCGGATATGATTTCCAATCACAAGCACAACGAACAGTAACCGACGAACCAGTTAATGAATTTGCTAGACCATTAAATCTAAACCCAGCTCAGCTTGATCAACCAGCTGCAGGAGTAGATTTAGGTGGACTACGTACAACACAAGAGCAATCAGTACAAAGGCAGCAAGCGCAATTTTTAGCACAACAAGATTGGAGATTCAGAATAAGTTTAGCCCCTGGTTCAACGTATCTTTACAATGATCCTGAAGCGAGAGAAAGTGTTGGACACATACTAAATCCTTTATTTGTAACTCAGGGAGTTGTATTTCCTTATGTACCGCAAGTTTCTGTGTCATACAGTGCAAACTACGAACCAACAGATTTGGCGCACACTAATTATAGAATTTACCAATATAAAAATAGTAATGTAGGTGATATTAGTATATCAGCAGACTTTACTGCACAAGATACACATGAAGCAAATTACTTACTCGCAGTAATACATTTTTTTAAATCAGTAACTAAAATGTTTTATGGTGGAGATTTAAACCCTATTAGGGGAACTCCTCCGCCTTTGTGCTATCTTTCGGGCTTTGGGCAATATCAATTTAACTACCATCCGGTTGCAATTACTTCCTTTAATTATAGTTTACCAAATGATGTTGATTACATCAAAGCAGGAGTTATAGCCAATATGGGAGGACAAAATATAAAGGAACAAACTAATACACCTAAAAATATATCAGGTGGTTCTTCTATAGGAACGTTACTATCATCTTTCTTTAGGCTTAAAAATGCAGGACTCACACCCGGAGCAAGATCGTCAAGACCAGAATTTAATATAGCAGCAGTTTCTAATCCAACATATGTGCCAACCAAAATACAAATTCAATTAGGCTGTATTCCTATTATATCAAGATACGCTATGGCAAATGCATTTAGTCTTAAGGAATACGCTTCGGGTAGATTGTCAGTTGGAGCAGGCAAATCTAATATAGGAGGAATTTGGTAATGCTGTACCCGTCAACAAGTCCGTATCATTTAACAGACATTTATAACAATCAATTTTTAGATATAATGATTGATAGACCGTTACCTAAAAAAGCGGATGACGTATATTGGGAAATCACACCAACTTATAATTTGCGTCCTGATTTGTTAGCGTATGACCTTTATGGTAATCCCTCACTTTGGTGGGTTTTCGCTCAACGAAATCCAAATAGATTACAGGATCCACTTTTTGATTTTATAACTGGAGTAGGTATTTATTTACCACAACAAGAAACTCTAACATCAGCATACGGTATATAATATGGCAGAACAAAATCAGGTACAAGATGATGGATATGTTACCGCAGGAGAAACAGTAGGAGCCAATCCTGTAACAGCAACCGCCGACGTAGGTCCCGATTATTTACTGGCATTATATAAAGGTAGACCAAAAAATCCTTTAAGTGAATTTGCAACCTTTACATATAAACTTATTTTGTACATGGTTACTGCAGAAGCATATATTAGATTCATTGAATCAGGCATGACGTACATAGGAACTAATGAAGGATTTTATACAGTCGCCGAATCAGGTGGCACACCTTATAAAAGTGAAGCTCCTAGAATTAACAAAAACGCTGAATACTTTATTGATGACCTTAGTTTTAAAACGGTTTGTAACACAAAGGCAGCTGAGTCGGCTACCAACTCAATAAATTTTGAATTTAAAATTTATGAGCCAATGGGTTTTAGTTTTACAAGTGTATTGAAACAAAGAGCATTAGAAGCTTCTTTAAACAGTGGTTTACCTGGAGTACAAGAAAACAAAGATAGCATAAAACAATTTTATGTCCTTTCTATAAGTTTCTTAGGATATGATGATGCAGGTAATCCAATTAAAGAGGTAATACCCGGAGGTGAATCTGGTTTTTCTTCTAGACAAGGTTCAGGTGCAATAGGAGACAAAGTTGGTAGCAATGCTAGTTTCTTTCCGCTCGCAGTAACCGATTTTTCATTTAGACTTGATGGAAAAAGCACAGTCTATACAATGAAAGCAACTGTGTTGTCAGTTCAAGAAGCATTTGGTGTAAAAAGAAATCTAATTCCTGAAGATAGACAAGTATCAGGTACTACTGTAGGTGAAGTTTTAATCGGTACTCAATCTGAATCAGATGATCCAAATGCTAAAGGCATTATTCAAATAATGAATGAAAGAGAGCAAAAGTTAGTTAAAAACGGAAACGCAAAGTATGCTAATACCTACAAAATTGTAATTGATGATAAAATTAAATTTGCAAAGTTAAGCACTGAAGAACGTTACCTTAAAGAAAAAACTAGAATGGGCGTTAATACTAATAGTAGCCAAATTAGTGGTAAAGACACTAAAAAAAATCTTACTTATAATCCAAATACAAGAACATTAGCAGTATCAGGTGGCATGACTATTACAAAATTTATTGACAATGTAATTTTACAAAGTGAGTATGTCGTAAAATCTCTAAATACAGTTTACACAGAAGATGGACTACTAGAAACTAAACCAAATCAAGGAGATACCGGTTCTATTATTCTTGACTGGTTTTCAATAAATCCAGTTGTTAAACCATTAGCATATGATTCAAAAAGAAATGATTATGTTTTTGATATTACATACTATGTTTCTCCTTATAAAATTCCATATATAAAATCAACATTTATAGCACCGGAAAATAAATCAGATTATTATGGGCCTTACAAGGTTTACAATTATTATTTTACAGGTAACAACACCGAGGTGTTAAATTTTGAAACTAGCTATAATGCATTATATTTTCTACCAGGAGCATCAGATGATCAAAAACAGAAACCCAATGACGGTGTAGGGAATACACCTGTAGTTCCAGCAACAAAAAATGTTGGATCGGAAACATACCAAAGTAAAGCCGGTATTCCAGTTGGTTCTATAAAAACAAATTTATATAGCCCAGGTGATCAAATAAAAGCTAAGCTACAAATAATGGGTGATCCTGACTATCTCATGACGAGCATAGGAACTGCTAAAAATGCAAGCACACCTAGAGAAGCTGCATACAATGATAATCTACAAATTAATCCTTTGGGAGGACAAATTTTTATTGAAATAAATTTCTATGAAGGATTGGATTATAACATTGATACTGGTTTGTTGAACATCAATAAAAATATTACGTTTTACGATACTGATTCAACTCCTCAAAATTCACTGAATGGTGAGCAAAATGTTACCGGTTTAGTTTATATGGTTTTAAGTGCAACTAGTTCACTAAGTAAAGGAAGATTTACACAAGATTTGGATTTGGTATTATTTAGTGATCCTAATGTTAAAACAAAAAGTGCAGTAGGTGTTCAAGGAAGAGAAACTACTAACAGTCAAGCTGAACAATTAGGTACAAACATCTCTGGTTTTAGTAGCCAAGACTCTCCAACTAGTGTGTCAGCACAAACACAAGAAGTAACTGCCGCCCCTACATGGGAACAAACACAACAGTCGGTAGTTACAACTCTTACAAATAACTCAGCTACTCCCGAAGCATCTACTGTTGGAGCTAACGTTTCAGTTGCATTTAATCAACAAGCAGCATTTTATAGTGCATCAGTGGTTGATGACGATTCAATACAATCAACTAATTTAGTGAATGAGTTTATTAGCACCAATCAAGAAGGAAGAGCAGTTTAAAGGCACGCAATGGATAATATTATAAAAACATCTGGTACTACCGAACAATACAAGTTAAATCCGGGAGGATCAATTTCTTATCCTTTTGCAGTAAAGGGTATAGTTAAACGAAATGTTGATACTATACGTACAGGAAGGATAGACGTTTACATCGCAGATTTCGGACCAACAGATCCCAATGATTCTAATTCATGGGTAACAGTTAGTTATCTATCTCCCTTTTATGGTTTTCTCTCAGGTGACTATGCACCTAATAACAATAATAATTCTTCTTATGGTACTTTCTTAGAAAATCCAACCAGCTATGGTTTTTGGGCTACATCACCTGACATAGGATCTGAGGTTGTATGTTTATTCTTATATGGTAAAAAAGATTTTGGTTATTATATAGGTTGTATCCCACAGCCTGGTATAACTCATATGGTTCCTGCTGTAGGAAGTACAAACGATGTAATAATGGAAAAAGCTGAGGCAGAAAAGTTTGGTGGTGCAAGTAACTTGCCTACAGTTGAAATGAATGTACAAAATAATCAGTTGTACAACACTCCAACTTTTTACGATCAAGCTAAACCTGTACATAAGATAGTGGCTGCACAATTTTGGCAGCAAGGACTTATACGTGATCCAATTAGGGGAACAATCACTAGTAGTTCTACAAGAGAAAGTCCTTCTCAAGTGTTTGGAATTTCAACTCCAGGTAGACCCATATATAAAGGAGTTACCGGAACAAATGAAGTAGAAGCTTCAAAGAATTTAGATTCTAGTTCTGCCGAACAAGCTAAACTGGTTAGTCGTAGAGGTGGACACACACTTGTATTTGATGATGGTGATTTTTTTGGTCAAAATAATTTGATTAGATTGCGCAGCGCATCAGGACATCAAATTACAATGAGTGATGACGGACAAACACTTTTTATAATTCATAGCAATGGACAAAGTTATGTTGAGTTAGGTAAAGAGGGAACAGTTGATATTTACGCTACAAACAGCTTTAATGTTAGAACTAAAGGTGATTTAAATTTACACGCTGATAACAACATAAACATCAATGCGAAAAAACAATTAAACATTTTTGCAGAGGAATTAAACATCAATAGTGATAAAAATACCAATGTTCGTGTTGGTGAAAATTATAGTCAGCAAACTGTAAAAAATCATACAGTTAAAGTCGATCAGTCGATGAGTTTTTTATCTAAAAGTAATTCTTCATTTAAAAGTGATGCCGTAACTTACATTAATGGTAGTAAAATTAATTTGAACACAGGTAGTTCATCAACGGTGCCTGCCGAAGTGAAACCTATTTCTGTTGTACAACATTCGGATACCTTTTTTGATAATACACAAGGTTGGGTACCTGCGCCATCTAAATTACCTAGTATAAATTCACGTGTGCCTGCTCACACACCATGGACAGATGCAAATAAAGGAGTAGATGTTAAAATAGATGAAACTGCCGCCGGCAATTTCCCATCACAACCATCCGCTGAACTTCAATCAGCTAATGCATCAACAGCAAATACTCCAGTAAAAGTTACAAGTCCTTCTGTAGCTGCAACCGTTCCCAATAACAAATCAGTTAAAGGAAATTTTGACAAGAATACAACCTCAGCAGCAGTATCTCAGGCTGCGGTTTCAGCCGGAACTGATTCAGTTAAGGGGCCTGCTGCTTTAGCAGGAGGCGGAGTAGTAACTGATATAAATGGTACAAAGCAAGCAGTGTTGGGTAAGTTAGGGCATTCGCCTAATCAAATGGAAGAAGCAGGTTCAATAAAACCGGGATCAAGTACTGTAGTAAATTCATTAGTTGCTAAAGGTGTACCACTTGATAAAGCAATGCCTACAAATGTTTTTACAGGTAAAGATGGAATAACATCTGTAGCAGCATATAATAAAAATGCAAATGCTCAAACTAATAACCAAGTTTCATTGATGGATCAAGGATTTGACAAATTACAAAGCACTGGTGTTATAAGGGGCAATGAAAGTCCCACTCAGATTGCAGGATTAGTAAATGGTGTTGCAGCGTTTGGCGTAGGATCAGTAACTTCATATGTAAACGGAGCGTCAGGTTCTAATGTAACTCCTACAGCACAAAATAATAATGGAGCAATAGCATCAACAATTTCAGCTGGTAATTACGCTGCAAATATGGCTGAAAAATTATTAAGTCCAGTTGGTTCAATGGTTTCTTCTATTATATCAACTGGAGCAGCAATTGGTTCCTCAATAGTAGGCGCAGCTTCTACCGTGTTTGGTGCAATAAAGAGTAGTTATACAAAATTAACTGCTGGAAAACCACAGAACTTATCTGCGTTGAATAGTCAAAACACTCAAAACTCAGGTGATATTGTTGGTGGATTGTACGGTGGCGACAATGCTATTAGCAATAATGTCAGTTCATCATATTACACACCTCCTACGACAGTTAACACATCTGAAATAACTAGTTCAATAGAAGCGACAACTAGTGGATTAGTAAATTCTGCAGTGTCTAATGTGCCATCAGATGAATTAGCAAGCCTACAAAGCGCAAGTAAAGCTATATCTTCAAATGGTCCTACTGCAACTAAGATGCCAACAGCAGCGACAGACACAATTAATAGAGCACCAATTAAAGAAGCTACTTCACAAATTTACAATGACAGTAGAATTCCTTTACCTTATTCAGATAGCACAGATTCAAAACCTCCTAAAGCTGAAGTATTAGAGCAGTACAATGATTTACGTGCCGAACTTGACGTTCAAGTGAATTTGAGGAGAGACAACAGGATAAAGTATAGAGAGGCAGTAGCAACTTATGGAAGCAATTCGTTACAAGCTACAAATGCACTAAGAGATTATAAAGATTCAGTGCGAGAGGTTGAGTCTTTAGAAACAGCAGTTGAAGCTGCCTACTCAGAATTATATAGTTAAGTGAGATATTATTATGGTTATATACAAAGGATTTAGTACTCTATTCACAAATGCAAAGAAACCTTCTGTGATTCCACCTGGAATAAGCGGAGGACCTGGTTCAATTGTGGCTCCAGTATTCCCAAACAAAAAGTTCAGTCTATATGACGATCAACTTGTGATAGTTGATTTTTTGAATGCTTTAAACACACCCCAAGGACAAAAAGTAGGTAATCCTGCATATGGAACTTCAATTTGGACATACATATTTGAACCAAATATTCCTGAGATTCAAATTCAAATTGATAACGAAATAAGACGGATCGCATCTCAGGATCCTAGAATCATATTAAATGCGATTAATACATACCCGTATGAAAATGGATTTTTAACAGAAATTGAGATGGCAATATCTCCTCAGAATAAAGTTCAACTATTACAACTGAATTTTGATAGAGGTAGTGGCACAGTATCAGCAAATAACCGTTGAAAATAGCGCATTTTCAGTTAAGATAAATATTAAAAAGAGATAAAACGTATGGCTACAAGTTCAAGACAAGCAACAATTTTTGGCGTAAACGACTGGAAAACAGTATATAAAACCTATAGTCAAGCCAATTTTCAAAGCTATGATTATGAAACTCTAAGAAAAAGTTTCATAGATTATTTGCGTCTGTACTACCCTGAAACATTTAACGATTATGTTGAAAGTAGTGAATTTATAGCTTTATTAGACGTTATTGCATTTATGGGTCAAGCAGTGTCGTTTAGGGATGACCTAAATACACGTGAAAATTTTATTGACACTGCAGAACGTAGAGATAGCGTAATCAAACTTGCCAATTTAGTTAACTACAACCCCAAACGAAATAATGCAGCTCAGGGGTTTTTAAAAATAACAAGTATAACCACAACAGAAAATGTTACAGACATCAATGGTTTAGGATTAGGAGGAATTCCTGTGTTTTGGAATGACCCAGCCAACCCAAATTGGTTAGAGCAATTCAATTCAATTATTAATGCCACGTTAGTAGACGCACAGAGAATTGGAAGACCAGGAAATATTCAAGAAATTTCAAATATTAAAACTGAAGAATACTCACTGCGTATTCCAAATACAGTTTTACCCGTAATACCATTTAATGCTACTGTTGGTGGGGTAACTATGAATTTTGAATGTGTGAGTGCAACAAGTTTGAATGAAACATATGTTTATGAGATTCCACCTAATCCAAAAGGCACCTTTAATATTTTATACAGAAATGACAAATTAGGGTATGGTAGTTTGAACACAGGGTTCTTCTTGTATTTCAAACAGGGTTCACTTATTAATTACGATTTTACACTGAATCAACAAATTGCAAATCAATCTATTCCGATTGGAGAGATACAGGGTATTAATAACACTGATACTTGGTTATATAAAATAGATTCTACTACTAACCAATTACTAAATTGGGTACAGGTTGATAATCTTTATGCGAACACCTATTTAAGAGAAGAAAATTCAAGAAAGGCAGTATTTTCTGTAACCTCAAGATTTAATGATCAAGTGAATTATATATTTGGTGATGGTGTCTTTAGTGAAATTCCTGTTGGATCATTTAGATCATATGTAAGATCAAGTAATGGATTACAATATTCTATTGACCCTGCTGAGTTGACAAACACCACATTAACGTTTAGCTATGTGAGTAAGTTTAACAGAATTGAAACGCTAACAATGACAGTTGAACTAACTCAACCTGTTAACAATGCACAATCAAGAGAATCAATTCCTGACATTAAGGCAAAAGCACCTGTGCATTTTTATGCACAGAATAGAATGGTGAACGGGGAAGATTATAATAATTTCCCATACACTCTGTACAGTTCAATTATTAAGACTAAAGCTCTTAATAGAAGTTCTATAGGAATTTCTAGAAATTTTGATTTACTAGACCCTACTGGAAAATATTCAAGCACAACAAGTTTCGCAGATGATGGTGCATTATATTTTAACACCAATGACAAATTTTATGATTTCAATACTAATGAAGCATCTGGTTCAGCTAACCGATTATTCAGTAATCAAATTTTAGAAATTATTTCTAACAGAAATTTATATCAATACTATGTTATAACTTGCAATAGATATCCTATTAATGTTGCATCTGGTGACGGCATTACAACTTGGAATCAAACAAGCTATGACGGTACGTTAGTTACTGGTTATTTTGAAAATTCTAATGGACCTGTCGCTGCAGGAATTTATAATGCATATAATATGAAATATTGTACAGCTGGTGCACTATTAAAATTTGTTGCACCTTCTGGATATTATTTTTTGAATGATAGATTAGTTGCCGGAGCAGCTCCTTCTCCAAATAATACTTTTATGTGGGTCAACGTACTGAATGTAGTTGATGATGGATTTAACGGCGGTGAAGGTAATTTATATAATGGATTAGGACCAGTAAGTTTAAGTAGATTTGTAGCTACTGGAGCCATTCTTCAAACAATTATTCCTGTTTTCGATAATATATTACCTAATCCAATATTACAATTAGTATTAGATTATTTTGAAAATTTACAAAGTTTTTCGTTATACTACGTAAATAATTTACCAATTAATGTTGATCGTTGGTTTGTAGGTGATTATAACAGATCGGATGCTCTAGTTAAGTTCGAAAGTTTAGGTGGAGGCTCTTATAGAATTACAAGTAAAGCTATCACTTATTATTTCGGAAGTGTAAAGAATACAAGATTTACTTTTGATTCTGAAAAAATTATTTTTGATCCTCTTTCTGGAACTATAGCATATGATGCTGTAAAAGTACTTAAGACAAATACTACACCAAATTCATTATCTATATTAGGCGAAGATTTTAGATTGAATGTGGTTGGACAGACGGTTGAAGCTGATGGTTATCCCGATGATTATGCGATTGAGATAAGCAGTTTAGATGCAAAAAATTCTTCTCTGATAGAAGATCCGGACTTTTTCAGTACAATTACAGGTTATACTTTTGGATCTACTAATACTGGATTTTTTGTTTTTATTGAAACAATAACAGACATAAATTATTTGACAAAAAATGGATTAACTGAACCTAATTTAATAAATTACAGTTATGCAAACAAAAATGATGTTGAAGTTGTGAAGTATGAATATCCAGTAGGTCAGGTTTTTTATGCATTTAGTGAAAACAAATTTTACAAATCTTTTGAGGATTCTACTTCTCAGAACATAGTTAATTTGGTACAAGTTACTAATTATATTGCTTTGACAGGCAGACAAAGTTTATTCTTCCAATATAATCATCTAAGTAATAATACGACACGAATAGATCCAGGTACAACAAATATTATAGATTTATATGTTGTTACTTTAGCCTATTATAATTCATACACAAATTGGATTAAAGATACAACTGGTACTATTTCAGAACCGGCTAAACCTACAGTAGAACAATTAACACAAGAGTATAATAAAGTCAACGATTATAAAATGATGAGTGATACTGTCGTTTTCAATAGCGTTACTTTCAAACCTCTTTTTGGTGATAAAGCAGCTCCGCAACTTCAAGCTACTATTAAGGTGATTAAATCTAGTTTAACTACAGCAAGTGATAGTGAGGTTCGTTCTGCTGTGATAACAGCGATGAATAATTACTTTAGTATTGATAATTGGGATTTTGGAGATACGTTCTTCTTTAGCGAATTGAGTGCTTACTTGCATTCAAATTTAAATGGTCTAATAAGTTCGGCTATTTTAGTTCCAAAAGATCCATCACTTACGTTTGGTGATTTATACGAGATAAGATGTGCGCCTTATGAAATTTTTGTAAACGGCGCACAATCAAATGATATTATTATAATTTCAGCAATTACCCCTGAACAATTACAACCTTAATGAGAAAAAGATATGGTAGCAAAAGTAAGAACAATTGATTTTCTTCCAGAAATTTTTAAGACAACACCTAATGAAAATTTCTTATCCGCCACGTTGGATCAACTTGTACAACAACAAGATTTAGAAAAACTTCAAGGTTATATCGGCAGACGATTTGAATATGGTCTTACTCCTAATTCATATTATATACCTGAAATTAATAAAACAAGAACAGATTATCAATTAGAACCAGCGGTTGTATTTAAAAAGAAAGACACAACTACCGCTTTAGATTTTATTAGCTACCCCGAAATGATTGATGCTCTAAAATTACAAGGAGCACCAGTAACAAATAACTCACTTTTATTTGATAACCAGTTCTATAGTTGGGATAGCTTTACAAACCTTGACAAAATATCTAACTACAGCCAGTATTACTGGTTACCTTTTGGTCCTGACGTAGTTAACATAGAACCATTACCGATTAACCTAACTTCATTTTTTGATGTAGTGAGTCAAACTAATGAATTTTTATTTGTACAAGATAATTTTGAAATAGAAGAATTTAATCCTACCATTACACTGCTTCGAGGCGGCACGTATTATTTTAACGTAGATCAAACATCTAAGTTTTGGATTCAAACAGAGCCAGGTTTATCTGGAACCGTACCAAACAGACCAAACGTTGGTACTAGGGATATTTTTGGAGTTGAAAATAACGGAACTTCTGAGGGTGTAATTACATTCCAAGTTCCTAATTCAGATGCGCAACAGAATCAAAACTATCAAGGTAATGTTAATACTGACCTTGTCAGTGATCAACCATTTAGCGGTATACACGGTCAAAGATTAAGTACTATTGGTAGTATCGACGGTGCAACAAATTTACTTGATAAAACTTTAATATTTTTTGGAGCACCTGCATTACAAAATGCATCAGTGGACACCTTCTTTGATGAGTATGGATTTGATAATGATACTATAGCACCGTTTGGATTCGACTCTACTGATTTAGTAAACGTTAATCAGTATTTTTTCAAAATAAACTATATTCAAACTGATACTCCTGGAGACCCAATAATTAATCTTTCTCCTTTAACTGTCATCCCGCAAAATACAAACATCACTGTGTTAGCAGGAAATAAGTATATATCCAAAAAATTAGTTCGTTTAAGCACAGGAGAAATACAACTTATACCTGAATTAACAGCTCCATTAGATGTTTTGTATTATCAAGATAGCTCTAATCTTAGAAAGTTCGGAGTGATAAAAATTGTTGACAGTAACACTGCCAACTTCATCAACGTAGAGACAGAAATTTTAGGTAAACTAAGTTACACATCACCGAATAATGTTAAATTTACGAATGGATTAAAAATTAATTTTTCAGGAGATGTCATTCCTGAAAAATATAAGACCGATCAGTATTATGTTGAGGGTGTTGGTACAGGAATAAAATTAATACCTAGCTCCTTACTAGTAACACCCGAATCTTATTCACAAAGTGTGTATGAACCATATGATGCTTCACCATATGATACTGCACCTTATTCTGATATTGTTGAATCGCCTATAACACCGGATTATATTACTATTAATAGAGCAGCAACTAATTTAAATGCATGGTCACGTGGTAATAGATGGTTTCACGCTCAAGTAATACAGGAAACAATAAAGCATACTAATAGTACTAATTTACTTAATATCATAAACAGTAAAGAGGCAAGAGCAAAAAGACCAATTATTGAATTTTATCCAAATTTAAAATTATTTAATTTAGGCACAGAGGCTAAAGGTCCGGTTGATTATTTTGATGTAACCGCTACCGACGCATTCACTCAAGTAGCAAATCAATTGCAATATTATCCAGATGGATCAAGTTTTGGACTTTTTGATGGATGTAAGGTAATTTTTTCTGCTGATACTGACACTAATATTAAAAATAAAATATTCCGCGTCAATTTTGTTTCAACCTCAATTGCTAATCAAACATCGACTATAGCAAGTGTTACTACTGCATCGAATGACAGAGTGACAGTAACAGATTCAACAAAGTTTGTTGTTGGTAGTTTAGTATCGTTAAATCAGGATATAGGTAATTTAACAGCCTTTACAAAATATTATGTTTACGATAAACCAAATTCGACTTCAATACGGTTAAGCACTGATCCTAATCTATCTTCTTTCATTCAACTAGATAACGGAACAGGAAATGTATTACTATCTCAATCACCACCTATAATTACATTAACTAAAATAGCTGACGGTGATATTCAAAATTATGATCAGATCGTAGTGTTGCTTGGAGAAAATAGAAAAGGCTTCAGTTATTGGTTTGATGGAATAAATTGGATACAAGGACAACTTAAAACTACAGTAAATCAGCCACCTTTATTTGATGTTTTTGACAATAATGGACTAAGTTTTGGTGATACAGACTATTACGCTAGTAGCAGCTTTATAGGATCGTCATTATTTCAGTACGCAACAGGAACAGGAAATAATGATACAGTGTTAGGTTTCCCGTTAAAATATAGCTCTGTGGATAACGTAGGTGATATCCAATTTAATGTATCATTTAACACAGACCAGTTTACATATGTATTAAATGGAAATCCTACAGTACAAAACGTTAATCAAGGCTATCCATATATTTTTACTTCTAGGGAAGAATATACTAGACAACTAGGTTGGCAAACTGCGATTTCTGAAAGTATTCAATATCAAGCATTCACCTTTAATTATATTCCGCAAAACGGAAATGCTATTTTTATTTGTGATGTGCCTGCCAATTCGACTGACTCTACTGCATGGCCAGTGGTTAAAGTTTACGTAGGTGACAATCTTCTATTCGACAGTGATTTTACTTTTACAGTTGAAAACAATTCTACAATTGTGACGTTAAATGCAAATCCAATATTAGAAACACCAATCGAAGTTTTAATTTATAGTAACTCAGTAAGCAAAACTGCTTATTTTACTATACCTACTAACTTAGAAAATAATATTTTTAATGCACAAATCTCAAATTTAAATTTAGGTGATATAAAAAATCATTACTTAAGTATTTGTACAAACAGTAAACGAATAGTAGGTCAAATTTTTGGATCTAACAATTACAGAGATTTACCAAATCTAGTAAAATACGGTAGTAAGATAATTCAAAACAGTGCTCCGTTATCTCTTACTGGAGCTTTGTTAAAAAATGCGAATTTTAATTTAATTGATTCTTTAAATTTTAGTTCAACCGAATACATTAAATTTAAAAATTTACTTATTGATGTAGTAAATAAAACTCCTTATGAAAGCTATCAAATAGCTTCGGTTATTTTAGATAACGCTATTAATGAAATAACATCATTCAAGGCTCAAAATAATTCATTCTTTTGGTCAGATATGCTACCGAGTCGCGGAGCCTACATAACCAATAGATATACATTTAATGCGGATGTTCTACAGGCACAGTTCACATTAAGTAAAATTTATGATTTCACTTCAGCAAATTATGATGGGGTATTATTATACCTACAAAGAACAGAAAATGGATTAGTATTTGAAAGACAACTTATTAAAGATGTAGATTATTTGGTAAGCGCAGACGCTCCATTAGTTACTCTTTATACTGATTTAATTGCAGGTGATATAATAATAGTCAACGAGTACAATCAAACTTATGGAAGCTACGTACCAAACACACCAACCAAATTAGGATTCTATCCTGCAACTATTCCTGAAATAGTTTATGATACCTCTTATATTAATCCTGCTTGGTTTATTAAAGGACATGACGGTTCGTTAACTAGATTATATGGAAATTATACAAATGGATATTTGAATGACTACAGAGATCAGGTTATATTTGAATTTGAATGTAGAATTTATAACAATTTAAAAGTAAGCAGCAAGATTCCTATTTCAAGTGATGAAGTATTACCTGGACAATTCAGATCAACAAATTACAATTATGATGAAATTTTACAACTATACTCTTTATCATTTTTAAACTGGATAGGCCAAAATAGAATAGACTATAAGTCACAGTATTACCTTACTAATAATGCTTACACCTACAATTACTATCAAGCTACGAACAGATTAGATAATACAATCGTAAAAAGAGGTAATTGGAGAGGATTATATAATTGGTTCTTTGATACTACTACCCCCAATAGTACTCCTTGGGAAATGATTGGATATACTAACAAGCCAGTTTGGTGGGATAGTTATTATGGTGCAGCTCCTTATACTAAGAATAACTTGGTGCTATGGACTGATATGGAAAATGGATACGATTATAATAACGGAGATCCTATTATAATCGAATCTAGAAAGAGACCTGGTCTATTACAAGTTTTACCTGTAGATGATTTAGGAAATCTAGTTGATCCTATGAATTCTGTTATTGGTAATTATGATCAGCTAACATTCCAAACACAATGGAAAGTTGGCGATTGGGGACCTGCAGAATACAGCTATTTAAAAAGCAGTTCATGGCCATTTGATTTAGTGAAATTACTAGCGTTGTGTAAGCCAGCTAAGTTCTTCGCATTAGGGGAAAATCTAGACACTTATAAGTTTAATACAGAGTTTAATCAATACTTACTAAATGACAAATTCAGATTCAGCACTATAGGAGCGGTTGTTTACGGCAGCGGTAACGCCCAGCATAGTTATTTAAATTGGGTAGTAGATTATGTTCAAAGTAATGGTAATTCAGGTTATGACATTTTAACCGACTACCTAAACAACTTAGATGTTAGATTGGTATATAGAGTAGCAGGATTTAGTGATAAAGATTTACTTAAATTTTATGTTGATAAAGGATCTCCAAATAGTAAAAATAATAGTTTGTTGATTCCTGACGAGAGTTACAGAGTAATATTACATGAAAATCAACCATTTGACACCATAACATACAGTTCTGTTATAATTCAGAAAACTGAAACTGGATATCAAGTTTTTGGTAATAGTCAAAATAAGATATATTTTAAAGCCTCAGCCCCCATAGTAAATGGAAAGTACAATACAATAACATCTGGATCTCTTTCTGTTAAACTTTCTAAAAACTTTAGTGATAAAGTAGTTGTTGTGCCATACAGCACTGAATTTAATACACCTCAGGCACTATCAGAATTTATTAACGCCTATGGAAATTATTTAGGTACACAGGGACTTTTATTTGATCAGGTTGAAAACAATTTACTTTTAAATTGGAATCAAATGATTCAAGAAGTTCTTGCTTGGGTACAAGCAGGTTGGGAATCAGGATCTATATTAAATATAAATCCATTAGCTCAGAAAATTGTAATTTCTAAAGAAAATGCAATTGTACAACCGTTAACTATTCAAGATCAAAACTATGTATTGAATCAAAATTTAATACCAATACAAATAAAGGATATGTCAGTAATTCGTAACGGAGTTGAATTTTCTGCTGTTCCATTAAAAGTTGATGATACCGTTTCGTACTTTAATGCAAATTTAAGCAACATCGAACATGCTATTATATTTGACAATGCTACATTATTCAATGATTTAATATATGATCCTAACACAGGATTAAGACAATATCGTATATTGTTAAAAGGCTCTAAAACAGCAACATGGGACGGCACAGTTGATACTAAAGGATTTATTTTAAATCAAGATAATATCTTAGAATGGCAATCAAATGTAAAATATACTAAAGGTGTTATTGTAAAATATAAAAATAATTATTACGCAGCTAATGAAGTTATACAACCTGCCGATACTTTCCAACAAGGGCTTTGGACTAAAGTGGATTATGAAGATATACAAAAAGGATTATTGCCTAATGCAAGTAGCAGAGCCTTTGAAAGTACATTATATTATGATTCATATAAAGCCAATTTAGAAAACGATGCAGACCTATTAGCCTTTTCTCTAATTGGATACAGACCAAGAAATTATTTAGCTGCTGCTAATTTAGATGACATTTCTCAGGTTAATCTTTATAAAACTATGATCGTTGAAAAGGGTAGCAAACAAGCTACGTCAGCGATACAGAATATTACACTACAAACAGGCGGAATAAATTACACCACGTATGAAAATTGGGCGATTAATATTGGCAATTATGGCGGTCTTTTAAATCAAAACTTCATTGAGTTTAAGTTAGAAGAACAGAAATTAAATGGTAATCCTGCTATCGTAAGTATTATAAACGGTATAGGTGAACCAGGTTCAATGCAAGAGATACCTATATATGGACTGTCAAATTATGGTAGAGTTCCACAAGACGTAAGAATATTACCGTTATTACCGTCTTACAAAATGAACCAGTTGCCATCAGCAGGTTATGTAAATTTTGATGACGTAAAAGCACATTCATATAAAGTCACTACCTTAAATCAAAATTCAGTTTCCATATATGACATTTACAAAAATGAGTACATATGGATAGCAGATTTTAAGGGAGACTGGAAAGCATATGCAACTGTTTCATTGGGTAATTCGAATTCGTTTGTAACATTAACTAATGTTGTTAACAATTTAAATAATACGTGTACCGTGTTTTTTGACAAGCCACATGGGTTAACAGTAAATGATGTAATACTGATTTTAAATTATTCAAACTTTGTCGATGGATTTTATATTGTAATTAAAATCAATAGTATAAATTCTATAGTTATTGATTTAAGTTTACCTCTTTCTATATCAAATGTTGAATCTAGTGGAATCGTAGCTAAGCTACAGAATCAACGAGTAAATTCACCAAAAGATATATCAACTTTAAATTTACTTGATACAGAATTTGTTAAAAGCACTGTTTGGGTAGATGAAAACACAGATGGTACATGGGCAGTATATAGAAAAGCAATCAATTATGTAGGAGCAACTTCTTTTAGTAAACCAACACCAACTACTACGTTTGGTAGCAGTGTTGCTTACGATGCTAATTTAGGATATTTCTTAGCAGATTCTGGTGCTGGAAATGTGTATCGATACAAGTACGTTCCTAATATAAATTTTTGGAATCTTGAAGAAACTATAACCTTATCATCAAGCCCAGTTGGGTTTGGTGCTAGTATGGACAAGCAACAAAACTTCCTAACAGTTTTAAAATCTGCATCAACAAGTAGAGTTTATGTCTACGAACTTGTGCAAACAAATAAAATAGAGGCAGTTGCATTACAGAATTCATTTAGCATAAGTGGAGTCACAGACAAAGTTGTTATGTCTGATGATTGCAACTATTTCTTTGTTGGAAAGGGTTCAACTAGACAAGTATTTGTATATAGAAAAAATACGTATTTAACCTACACAAGTATAGGTTATTCTTTAGTAACAGCTATACAACAGAATGGTACACAATTTACTGTAAGTGGTGACAGAAGATCGTTATTATTAGAAGGACAAATGGTTAGTTTTTCTAATGCTGATACTGCTCAAACTTATAAAGTTATAACCGGTGAATATAATGTTTCGTCTAATAGAACAACATTTACAATTGATGGTTACTTTTTTGCAGGTGTTGCGGCAGGCACTGCAGTCTATAGAGCATACTACAATTACACTAGTGTAGCTACTATCACTGGATCAGGGTCAGCTACAAATTTTGGTAAAAATATTGCAACAAATAGCAATGCTACTCAACTATTTGTAAGCGCACCTAATCAAGATTTTAGTGCGGTAACAGACACCGGAGCTGTTTACATTTACGACAGAATTAAGCAAACATTTGAAAGTAGATTTACTGCAATTCAAACACTACCAACTGATTTTACATTAGCTTGGACCCCAGTTAATTCTATCACAGTATTTTTAAATGGAGACATTTTACCTTCAAGCAGTTATTCTGTAGCGTCTAATGTACTAACAATAAATGTTAAAATTAGTGCAGGAGATTTAATAACAGTTGAAGGTAATGACTTTGTTCTATCTCAAACTTTGGTTGGACACACTGAAGTTGCTAGTCCTAGAGTAGGAATTCTATACGGTCAAGGATTAGACGCAAACAATGCAGGTAACGAATTACTAATTGGTTCCCCATTCGACATAGTTAATAGTACAGGCACAGAAGGAAGTGTTTATAGATATACAAACGCTGGTAAAAAATTCGGAATAATTACAGGGTCAAGCGTATACACCTTATCAACTTCAATAAATGTTTTAATCAACAGCTTTATGGTAACCTTGCCGAGTACCGGTATAGATACAGCAATTACCGCAATAAATGAAGCAAATATTCCAAATGTACAGGCTTCTAAAACCGATGATAATAAATTAATAATACAATTAATTAATCAAAATTTAAATTTATCAGGTGACAAATTAAATCTAACAGTCTTTGTTCAAGCAGATTTTGCTAGTTTGGGCATAACGTATTACACTAAAACACAAGAATTGCATGATCCTAATTTACAAAATGCAACACAATATGGAACTGCAATTAAATTTAATGAATTAAATTCATTCGTAGTAACCGCGCCTACAAGTAATAGATATACGCAAACTACTTTTGATTTTACAGATGATGAAGATTATACTAATGATACTATATTTGATAATAACTTCACTTCATTTATAGATGTCGTTGTAGATGCAGGATCAGCATACCTATATGATTATTTAGGTGCATATAATGAAAGCATCGATAACATTGGAAAATTTGTATTAGCACAACTTTTAAATGACACGACAACAACTTTAGGAAATGCACCATATTATGGAAATAATATAGCATTTAATAATTATAACGTGCTTATTGGTTCCCCTACTTACTTAACAGGCAGTCAGAATGGTAGAGTAAACATTTTTAGAAATGATGTTACTAAATCAAATTGGTCTGTTTATAGAAGCCCAGAACAAACTGTAGACATTGAAAAACTTCATGTTGTGTCAATTTACAACAATTTGAATAATTTAACTATTGTAAATTTAGATTATATTGATCCATTACAAGGTAAACTATTAGGAGCAGTAAGAGAAAATCTTGATTATATTTCAAGTGTTGATCCTGCAGGATATAATAATTCCACTACAGGAAAAGTAGTTTGGGGACAAGAATATATTGGTAAGTTATGGTTTGACACATCTCAGACAAAGTTCATTGATTATCACCAAAATGATACATTGTATAACAGTAAATATTGGGGATCCGTATTTCCTGGTAGCGTAGTATCAGTATATACTTGGATTGAAAGTGATGTAACACCTATTAATTATGTAGGAATAGGATCGGTGTATGACATTGATAGTTATACAACACTCTATGAAGTTGTTGACGGTGGCACTATAGTAACACGATATTACTATTGGGTAAAAAATGTTGGTACAGTTATAGGTAGAAACAAAACACTTTCAGATAATATCGTTTCCGCCTACATTGCTAACCCAATATCATCAGGTATTGCATTCTTAGCTCCGCTAAAACAAAACGTTTTCGGACTTTATAATGTCTATGAATATATAAGTTCTAATTTTACAAGTTTACATTTAGGCTTTAAATCAAGTACAGGTGATGATGTAGCACACACTGAATTTAAATTAATCAGAGACGGATACGCAGAAGATTTCTTACCTGGATTACCTACATTATACAATAATCTTGTTAGACCTGATGGCTTATATCAAAAATTATTAGATAGCTTTGCTGGTGTCGATGCTCAAGGTCAGGCTGTCCCTAATCCTTTCTTACCTAAACTTTTACAAACAGGCACGAGCCTTAGACCTAATCAAAGCTTTTTCTATAATAGATTAACAGCATTGCAAAACTATTGTGAATTTGCAAATGGGATTATGTTAAAGTATCCTATCACAGAATTAAAAAATCCTAGTTTCTTATCTTTAGGTGGTGTAGCTCTTACAGGAGCAAATGCTCCGGCATTTTTCACATTATCAGGTGATAATTTTGACACTAATGATTACTGGGAATATGTTAATTGGTGGGAACAAGGTTATTCTGATGCAACACGCACAGACATAGATGTGCCAAAATATTATGATTTAGACAAGTTAACTACTTTCGAAAATATGATAGCAGGAGTTAATTCAAATAGCAATGGCAAACGTGAAGTATACATTTATAGAAATAATGGTTGGAATAGAATAGGATTAGAATTAGGTACAATACAAATAAAAAATTCTCTTTGGGATTATACTATTAATGGTATTGGATTTGGTGATAGTTTCTTTGATAATGATGTATATGATAGTTTCCCGTCACTAGAAACCTATTATATAATCCGTGGACTAAACGAAGAAGTGTTTACTGATGATTTATTAATCTATAGAAATCAAGGATTAATTTTATTATTCCAGTATATTATTACGGAAAGCGATCAATTCGGAAATTACTTACCTTGGTTAAATAAAACTTCATTCTTAGATGTAGACCATACGTTAAGAGAACTAGAACAAACTAAAAATTTCCAACGTGATAACGAAGATTTTCTATTTGGATACATTAATGAAGTTAAGCCGTACAGAGTAAAACTTAAAGAATTTAGTTTGAAATATACTAAAACTAACTTATATGACGGAGATATCACAGATTTTGATTTACCGGCACAGTGGAATGAAACTTTAAATTCTTTTGTAACACCTGAATTAGTTTTCAATGATTCGTTATTGCCTTCTCAGTATCAGTCAACTGATGCAATATGGCAAAAACCTCAGTACAACCAATGGTTTAATAACTATGGAGTAAAACTAGAGGGAAGACCAAATTACTTTATTGGCTTATTAAAAGAATATGTGCCTGTAGCAACAAAAATTATAGTTGTTGATAACGCATTTGGTTATCCAGTTATTGGTGTCATCAAAATTGATGACGAATTTATTGGTTACACTAATGTCGATAGAGATGCAGGAATATTATCAGGTCTAACAAGAGGCGCACTTGATACTGAAGTTATTGATCACATGCCTGGATCTAAAATTTTTATAGACCTTCCTGCTGTTAGTGTGCTTTATTCTGGCAGAGCCTACACAGAACCTCCTAATATTATAACATATGTAGACACCTCGGTGTTCCCTGCCCCTAAAGTACAAGCAGCACTAAAAGCTCAATTATCCGGCGGAGAGGTAGTGGCAATTACTGTATCAAATTCAGGTGAAGGGTATAAAGTATTACCTGAATTAATAGTAGAACCTGCGATTGAACATAAGTTTAACTCTACAGATGTAAATTTTACAAACTATACAATAAATGTACCATTTAAATTATTTGAAACTGGTGATTTATTACAATATAGAAAGGGAGAAAACACTCTTCCTATCTTAGGATTAATTGATAAAGAATACTATTACATCAGATTAATTGAATATGGATTGGATAAACCTGAGGTAACTATCACAAACGAAGATAGGCCAACTGCAATAGCTTTTTATGGATCTAAAATAAATGCAATAACTGATAGACACAGATTGAGTATTGTCAAAGCTAGAACCAACAGCAATAACCATATTCTTTCACTTGGTGCAAGATTAGCACCGATATCAAGTAATGCACCAACAAGACAGATAACGCCATTCTTAAAATTTGATAGGACTAGTTATAGACCTACAGTGCAGGTATGGGAGCCAAATCAGTTTTATATAGCAGATTACAATAGTATTGGAAATGATGCAAGTTATGCTAGTAAATTAGCTACAGCATTACCTTATACTTCGGTTACTGGACCTGTAGCACCAGCAGGAGGTACAGGAGCTATATTTGATGTTTTTGCATGGATCTACGGAAATGAAGATGAGCCGCCTTATTTTTATTCTTCAGGAGATACATATGGAGTTTACACAGCTAATTTAAACAGCGGCGGTTTAAATTATCAAATAGGAGATGTAATAACTATTTCTGGTGCTTCGTTAGGTGGAGTTGCACCAACTAATAGTTGCACTATAACAGTTACACAAATATCAGTTTTTGGTAGCATTATAGAATTTACTACTGAAGGTATACCGTCAACTGTATTTAGGTCAAGTTTACAAGGGGCAACAGTACCGATATCAGCAGTTACTACTGAATCAGGAACTAATAATGTTATTGTAACCTTTAATTACAATGATAGTTCATTAACTCCTGGGTACTTAAAAAATGTTAAAATATATTTCTATAAAACAGCAAGATTAACAACACCGTATGTTTATGACGATTCTGGTTCAGGTGGTGCAATCATATGGGTTACAAGTCCTAGAATTTATGGTACAACTGTGCTTAATGAATACTCTGTTGATGTTAAGGATTTTGGTAACATATACTCTACTGGGGACACTATTACAATAGCAGGAAACTTATTAGGAGGCACAACACCTGCTAATGATTTAGTAATTACAGTCACTTTCGCACTTTTAGGAGAAATAATTTTCTACTCACTGAGTGGAATTTGCTCAAATGCATACGCAGAATATTATACAGTGCCAATAAACACAACACAATGTAGACTATATAACAATTCTATTTTAACTGATCCAGTTAAAAATACAATTGCTAGACCGTTTATTTTTGCGGTTGGTGATTTTGGATTCTATCCAGAACCTTTCACCTCCCCATCTGCATCATTGGTAGCATACAACAATAAGTTATACAAATGTATAGAATCAAACTCTGATCTAACATTTGATTTTACGAAGTGGGAACTTCTACAAAGTGACTATCCTTACATAAATGCATTAGATAGAATAGTAACTTATTATGAACCTACTAGTAATATGCCAGGTAAACATTTACCTTTACTCTTATCAGGATTAGAATACCCTAACGGAACATATTTAGGTAATAAGTTTGATCAGAATATTGATATAGATGTCAATTTACAGGGACAACCGTTTTATCCAAATGAAATCGACATAAAAAGTATAGTATATGATGGAAGCAAGTATGTTGCAATAGGAAACACTCCTACTTATGCTACTATACTTTACAGTGTAGAGGGTAGAAACTGGTCATTTAAAAAAATAAGCGATGTACCTATCAACGTAACAAGCTTAATTTATTCAGGTTCGTTTTTTGTAATAACTGCTCAAAATAGTAGCGCACCATTATTAATAAGTTACGACGGATTTAGTTGGGTAAGTGCTGGATCATACACCGTGTTTGATGATGCACCATTTGATGTAACAGATTTCGACACTTTATCAGTTGAAACCCCTAACGACGAATTAAATGGGATCGTGTATTATAATAATAACTATGTAGCTGTGGGTAACAATGTTTTAACTAGTCTCAATGCTACAAGTTGGGGTGTAGGATACAGCTTCCAAAGTCAATTACCTAATACACTTAGAGCAGTTACATACGTTGCAGGATCAAGCATAATATTTGAAGGATATGTTGCTGTAGGAAGCGGAACATCTATCATTGATGGTGCAAATAGTCCATCACCTGTTTTCGCAGAACAATCAAGAATATTACTAAGTTATGACGGAACCACATGGTCTAACACAAATCAAACTATTGACGCCGTATTCAACACAGTATTCAGCTCTAATTCAAAAATTGTCGCAGCAGGAGATTCAGCAAAAATCTATTGGTCAGTTAATGCTAGTAACTGGAATATTGCAACTATTTTAGGGCCAGCAATTACAAATAAAATCAATCACGGTATTTTTGCGTTAGATACTTATATAATAATTGGTGATAATGGATTAGTCCTTTACAGCGGAGACGGAGAAGTTTGGAATCAGACTGCAGCAATATCGACTAATAATTTAAATGAAATTACATTTGATGGAACTTATCTAATTGTAGTTGGTGAAAATTCAACAATACTAAGAAGTAGGAATGTAATCGACTGGGAAAATATCTCGTTTTTAGTTACAGGGGATCCAGAATACGTAGTACAAGGTGAAACTTTCCTATCAGGTTACGGTCCTGAAGAAATGATTCCAGCAGTGATAACAGATAATTTGCAAATGGTAGTAAAAACAACACCCGGCTCACTTTGGGATCCAACGGTATATGAAAATTTTGGATTTAATATAGTGGGAGTTACAATAGACACAGGTAATGCTACAGAGTTTTCATTTGCTGGTTTATCTCCTTATGTAACACAAATTGCTGTCTATATAGTATCAAATTCAAATACACGTGCAACTAGGATTTATAGTGTTAGTGAGGTGCCCACAGTAACAAGCCTAACTAGAATTCAATCTATTGATTGGGTAAACAAGACAGTTACACTTACATCACAGTTAAATTCAACTGAAAACATTTATGTTGAATGTTATGACATTGGTGGTGGCAATCAACAAGTTAAGGGAACATCAGATACTACTCCTATAAAATTAGATACAGAAAAAAATATAAGTTATATAGATACGAATTACCCCTACAGAGAACTTTTTTATCAGTATCCTGTAGTATATCTAAATGGAGTCAAACAAGTAGAAAATACGAATTATAAGCTTGAACCAAATGTTTCTAATTCTATTAAAATTGTATTCACTACAGTATTGAATCCAGCTACAAACTATATAAGTTTCGCAATATTTGGACCAACGACAACTAATCAGTATCAGTATTGTATGCCGGAAACTCAAGTATTCCAATATACAAGCGGTCCTAAAACATTTACATTGACTAATTCAATGAGTGGGGTTAACCCGTCTAATGCGGTAGTAGAAGTAAATGGAATAAGGGCTAGAAATACAACCGACTATACAATTGTAGGCACGACTTTAACTGTATTAGCATCTCTATCAGCAACTAATATAGTTAGTGTTACATCATTTAATGACACACAGAATCAATCTTTTGTAACACAAACGTCTACCACTATTAGAGTTACACCAATATATTATGTAAATACTCCTGCTACTCCGGTGGTAGTTACTACCGCAATTAATGCTGTTTTAATAAATCAGGATCAAGTTCTAATAGACGGTGCTCAAAATATTCCCGAAATAAACAATAATATATTTTACGTTAGGGTATTACCAACATATGTTGAGAACGCCGTAACTTATTATCGTTATGAATTATACTTAGATGTTAATTTATCAATACCTGTAGTGGGTAATACATACGGTAGCTACTACATTAATGGTGAAGGATCAGGTGGTTATATTTGGAAATATAGTGACACTATACAATTAACTCAACCAACGTTTGATGTAGTAGATGTAAATAGGTTGTTTGTTCATATCAACGGAACAAGAGTGACCCCTGATAATTTAAGGATCAATCAACCAAATAATAGATTAAGTATAATGTCCCCAATCAGTTTAGGTAATACTATAATTGTGACAAGTTACATGCCCTCACCAACTCCTAACGAACTTTGGTATTCGTTATCAGTAAATAGAAAGGGTGAGATGACTATAGCTAATAGTAATATTCAAAACAGAACGTGGTTATTAGAGCCTTTATATCCTACTGATATTTCGATATCAGTAAATGATGTATCAAAACTGGTTGATATAACTTATGAAATAATTAGAGCTTCCTACAATAACACAACTAAAAAACTTTATTGTTTTTTAAATTATAACATAATAGACATTGTTTTACTCACTGTATATAATGTTACAACTGACGTAGAGTTGGCAAAAACTGCTTATTATTTAAATACAGTAAATTCTACCACCGAAGTCATTTTTACAGCTGGAGTAGAAGATGGGGATGAACTTGAGTTCACTCTAAGATTCGGGGACACAGTTATAATTAATGGGGAAAAAATCACATTTAGGGGTATTAATCTTGAGGAAAATACTATTACTAACATAGTCAGAGGTGCTGAAGGAACAGCAGTTCTTCCGGTTCATGAAATATATTCTAATGTCTTAAGTCTGTCTACGAAAGACATATTAGATTCATTCTATTATGATAAAGTTTGGAATTCTGATGATTATTCTGCTAGCGGGGATCCACTGCAAATAAGTAATTCTATACCTGCTAATTTCTTAAAAAGCGACTAAAATTGGAAGATAAATACATATTATGACTGAAAAAGACCAAAATACTGAAGTTAAACAAAAATCAGAACAAAAACCGGATGAACACGCAGGGTTCATCTTTAGTTCTGCAATTAAAATTTTTGACCCTAAAACTGAAGAAGTATTAGTACAAAAAAGAGGCGATGATTAATGTCTACAATAAATTATCAATTGAAAATAGAAGGATTTGTCAAAATTTCTGACCCTGTAACAGGAGAAGTTTTTGTAGACAAGAAAAATGCGATTCACTACGAAAATATGTCCGAATCCATTGCTGACACATTAAGTAGCAGGGGATACGGTGGAATTTATAAAATGGCCTTTGGTAACGGTGGGGCAAGTATTGACAGTACGGGTATTATCACGTATCTGCCACCAAACACTACAGGACAAAATGCTGCATTGTACAATCAAACATATGAAAAAATTGTTGACGATACTAGCGTTTTAAATACGGATCCTGCCAGAAATAAGATGGTAGTATCACATATAATCGGGAAAGTTTACAGTGATATCGTAGTGCAATGCTTACTAGATTACGGCGAACCTGCAGGACAATCAGCATTTGACAATAGCACACAACTAGAATCTACTTACACTTTTGATGAGATAGGACTACTAGCTGACTATGGTACAGATACCGCAGGAAATGATCAAACAAGACTTTTGACTCACGTTATTTTTCACCCGGTTCAAAAAAGCCTTAATAGACAGATTCAAATAGATTACACAGTGCGTATTCAAAGTTTAACAAACCTTGTTACCATATAAGATAAATACTAAAGTTTAAAAAATGGAGTAAAAAACACATGGCATATACAATTATACGAAGCGACGGTACAGTATTAACGACAATTCAAGACGGTACCATCAATACACAAAGTACATCACTAGGACTTCCTGGTCGAAATAAGTCCAATTATGGACAAATTTTAGATACTAACTTTGTTAGACAACTAGAAAGTTATGCTGCAAGTTCTCCTCCTCCTAATCCGTTGCGAGGCCAACTATGGTATAACACAAATACAAATACACTTTGTGTTTGTCCGGCTGACGGAACGCTTGTAGCAAGCAACTGGATTACATTAACATCGACAACCGCTGCAGGAAATGCTACCCTAGCAAATGTTAATGCTACTGGTACTCTTATCGCCAACAGCATTACATCCAATAATGCAATTATAGGAAATTCTATAACTGTAACAACAGCAAATGTCACAGGCAACTTGTTTGCTGCTAATGCGAATCTTGTTGTAGCAACATTAGGATCAGCGACCACAACATCTATCAGTACAGGTGGTACTACAGTAGTAGGAACAATACAAGGTGCATGGTCAGCGCAGGGTAACTGGACAATGCAAAATGGCGACTTGGCTTGGACATCTAATTCTTTTGGTATAAAATGCGACAGATACATGTATGCAAATGGTATACCATTCAACCCAGCAGGTACATATACCAATGCAAACGTGTCTGATTATTTGACTGGAGCGAACGCAGTAGCTCAATTTACAGGCAATATTGCTCCAAATAAAGTGACAACAACTGAACTTGCGGGCGGTGGTAATATTACTGGTATTTGGCAACTCAGTCCTAGTTCTAGATTACAAGCTACATACGCTGACTTAGCAGAACGTTTTGAAGCAGATCAGCCATATGATGCTGGAACTGTAGTTGAATTGGGCGGTGTCGCTGAAATTACAGCAGTAGTAGATGAATTAAGTAATAACGTTTTTGGTGTAATTAGTACAAGTGCAGCATACATGATGAACAGTGCTGCGGGAGATGATAACACACACCCTGCAGTTGCAATTAGCGGTAGAGTTCCAGTTAAGGTTAAGGGTAAAGTTAAAAAAGGTGACCGCCTAGTTAGTGCTGGAAAAGGTTATGCAAGAGCAGCAAAAGACGGAGAAGCAGATTCATTTAATGTTATAGGAAGAAGCCTTACGACAAAAACAACAGATGGCATCGGTGAAGTTACAGCAGTCGTTGTAATTAAGTAAGGAATTTAATATGACCTATCAACAGTATGGATCAATTCAAGCATCAGACTACAATGGATATGTAGGTGCTAGTCTCACTTCCGTAGCAAATACACTTAATGCAGTAATTGGAATAGGAAACGGTAGATCGGGATTAGGCCAAACTACAGTACCACAGGTTCAAGGTAATAATTCTACTTTTAAAGTTACAAATGAACAGTGGAATTTGTTAATTAATAATATTCAAAACACAGCATCTCATCAAGGTAGCACTGTAACTCCAATCTCAACGACTGCAGATGGACAATTAATTAGCGCATACATGACCGCTTCTGTACCTGCGACTTCAATATTTGCAAATAATTTAAATACTATCTTTACAAATAGAAATAATGCAGCAGCACAAGGATCCACATCAACTGACACTAGACCATATACTACTTCATGGAATAATAAATTAACTTTTACGCATACAGTAACATTTGAATCAGGTGACAAAGCAAGGTATTTTTTTAATGCTGGCGGTCAAATCGCACTAAGTTTTTCACATCCTTCTGGTACAAATATGAATAACTTATGGAATACTCTTTGTTCAGCTGCCGGTACAATTACATTAAGTGCGGTTAACAGTGGTACGCAAACAATTGCAGGTACAGTATTTAATGGAGTCACTAGAACCGGAGGAACTGGTAGTGCAACAACATTATCTACTAACACAGGATATTATGGACTATTAAGTACTGATCAAACTATATTCAAAATGACTGCAACAGTTGGTCCATCTGGGTATCTTTCTAGTTTTATAGAAGTACGAGTAAAAACTAATGGCACTCAAGGTACAAACGGTGACGCCGGAAGTATTATAACTATTACGACTATTTGGGATTCAATGCCCGACGGTGGTAATACTAATCTTGGCAGATCAGGTCCAAATTCAACAACTACCTGTGTAGTGCGCAGTCCTAGTAGTTCATATCTTTCTCCAACTTGGGGAGCCTTCAACATATCAAGCAGCGTAACAGGAAGTTAAAATTTTTTAAGACCGTTTTATATTCTAAATATTTTTATGAATATAAACGGTCTTGTAAGTGAAGCGAAAGCCAAATTTGATCATAATTTGGCTAAACATTATCTCAAAGAAAAATACCAAAGTAAATTAATTTTTGCAGATCAAGGCGGGCTTTGGAAAGCTACACCTGATTTCTTAAGTTTTCTTTCTACTGTAACACTCAACGAAACTGTAATATTGGATTTACATGAAAATCCAATTAAAGTGGATAAAGAATTGTTAAGCATAAAAGCTCATGCTACATATCACGATGTTATGACTGAGTGGCATGAAGAATGGGTTGAATTAAGAAAGAAACGATGAAAGGTGTGTTATTATTTGCCTTTAATAACGATGAAACAGACTATGTTAAAATGGCAAGCATTACTGCTAAAAAAGTTAATGACTACTTGAATTTACCATGCACTCTAATAACAGATGCAGAAACTACTTTTGATTTTGATAATGTAATTTATTTGGATAAAGATAGTTCCAATAAAAAAAGACAAAAAGTTTGGAATAATAAGGGAAGATATAATGCGTATCATCTTTCTCCTTATGATGAAACACTTGTATTAGATGTTGATTATGTCATAAACTCAAACCGTCTACTCACTGTTTTTGATTTTTATGATGATTTTTGCATCCACAACTCTAGCAGTTTTCTAATGTATCCTGACTTTGAACAAGAAAAATTAGGAGAATCAAGTTTTAACACACTATGGGCTACAGTTTTGTTTTTTAAAAAAACAAACAGAGTAGAATATCTTTTTGATTGTGTAGAAATGGTTCAAAAAAATTATCAACATTATGTTGATTTACATGGTATGTGGTCTGATACATTTAGAAATGATCATGCGTTTGCCATTGCCAATAGAATTGTAAATGGTCATATAGAACAAACTTCAAACTACATTCCTTGGAATCTATTACATATAGGAGAGAATACGTTTGTTGAAAAGCTTTCTGAAACAGAATACAAAATCATTTTGCGTGAAGAAAAAACAAAATATATTATAGTTAAGAACACAGACTTTCATATGCTTGATAAAAATAACTTTATGGAGATGTTCAATGAGTAAAGGTTATGTTGTTTTAGCGCAAAATACTGAAACAACTAATTATGTTAAATGTGCAGAAATGCTTGCCCTAAGTATAAAAAAGGCAATGCCTAATGCAAGTATCGCACTTATAACTGATGATATAGAGCATAGTAAGTATTTTGATTATGTGATAGCCTTACCTTACGGAGATTTAGAACCAAATTCTTCTTGGAAATTGTGCAATGATTGGCAAGTATATGAAGCCAGCCCGTATGATCACACAATTAAATTAGAAGCAGATATGTATATACCAGTTAATATAGATTATTGGTGGGATACGCTACAGTTGAATGAAGTTGTTATATCTTCGGCTATACGAAACTTTAAGGGAGAAATAAGTGATAACTTATTTTATAGAAGTTTCATAACAAACAACAATCTTCCAAACGTATATAATGCAGTAACGTATTTTAAAAAAGGAGAGTTTGCTGAAAACTTTTTTAAAACGGTTAAATATTGTTTTGAAAATTGGGAAAGTATAAAGCCCATATTAAAATGCAACATCAACGAAAAAGCTACAACTGATTGGGTATATGCTATAGCTTGTCATATTTATGGAGTAGAGAATACTACTTTACCACAATTTGATTCTTTTAGCATGGTTCACATGAAACAATTCATAAATGATTTACAGTCTGAAGATTGGACTAAAGAATTAGTGTATGAAGTAAATAGCGATTCTATAAGAGTAAACACTTTACCTCAATTATATCCATTTCACTATCATATAAAAACCTTTTGTAATATAATAGAAGATGAACTCACCTGAATTTAGACTATACTATGATGATACTGGAAAGGTATTATTTTATACTTGCGAAAAGCTAGATGGTAATTTTATTGTAGTTGATTCGGACGTGTATTTTCAGTCAAGATTTGATATAAAAATAGTTGACAATAAAATTATAAGCATTTACGATAAAAAAATAATTGCTAAATTACAGCCAGATACAAATGGAACAGGGTGTTATGCAAACGATATTAGTATTATATACGATGGGCCTAATTCAAAAAAATGGAGTTTAACATTAAATGAACGTAGTTGATATAGCAGATTTAGATTGCATTTATCTAAGTTATGATGAACCACAAAAAGAAGAATTTTGGGTGAAGATTCAAAACATGATACCGTGGGCACGTAGAGTTGACGGAGTTAAAGGTAGTGATGCTGCACACAAAGCAGCAGCAAAAGAAAGTGATACAGAACGATTCATTTTAATTGACGGAGATAATCTTCCTGACTTTGATTTCTTTAATTTGGTATTAGACTTTACTAATAAAGATGAAAGCTATCAACATGCACAATACCGTTGGAAAGCTAGAAACATAATTAATGGGCTACAATATGGCAATGGTGGCATAAGCAGTTGGACTAAGACTTATGTTGAAAACATGCGCACACATGAAGCTAGTGATGGTAACACAACAACAACTGTTGATTTTTGTTTAGATTATCTTAATGGTGCTTATTGGAGTATGCACGATTGTTATTCAACTACATATCCTAATTTTACGTCATTTCAAGCATGGCGTGCAGGGTTTCGTGAAGGTGTTAAAATGTGTTTGGTTAGTGGACAAAAGCCAGACATAGATTCATTTAAGAAAAGTGTAGCTACAAGAAATTTAAACAATCTTACTATATGGCATAATGTAGGCATGGATGTTGAGAACGGTGAATGGGCTATATATGGTGCAAGATTAGGAACTTACTTAACTATGTTAACTGACTGGGATTATAACAAAGTTCAAGATTTTGACGAACTAGTAAAGTTATGGGATACATTTGAACATAATGAACCAAAGCAACTATCTGATTTATTGTCTGACAAATTAGGATTGCCTATGTGTATGCTAAGTGCAGAACAGAGTAAATTCTTCAAACGTCATTACAGTACTGATAAACATAACTTAGGACCTTTAGTTAAAGAAATGGATGTAATAAGAAAACTAGAAGGTTGGTAACTATACTTTTATAGGAATAACTTTTTTTGGTTTATTTCTGTATTGCTCATGTACAGTTTCTTTTGTCTGTTTTAAATCAGAAATCCAATTTTTAAAATTATCAGATATGTTTATTTTTTCTGAAAATGACATATCATTGTAATTGGATTCTTTTTCGTATATATTTTTATTTAAATCATTTAATGAACGATGATTAAAGGTATGTTCTAAAGAAACTTTAAAAGATCCATTATTCTTAACTCCAATTTTAAAATTTGCAGTATAATCATTAGTTAACCAATCACCAAACGTAGACAAATCTTTTTCGTGGTCAAATTGAACAGTTAATTCAAACGAACCAAAATATTTGTACATGGCATAGGCTAATGTAAAATATTCGCCAGCTATGCCCATGTTATCATTGAATTTATTTAAATCTATGTTACCATCATATTCGCAATACTCTTTACATTTTTTATTAAAAAACCAGTTAGATTTAACTTTAAAAGTGTAAAAATCATTAATATTAAAGTATCTTTGGCTGTTAAGAATTTTAGAATCAGCGTGATTTTTTAAAACTTCTAACCATATGTGTAAAAATTTTATACGAATAAATCTATGTAGAATTGTATTTTGATATCCTTCAGTATACCAAGCATTTAAAAATGTTTGTTCTGCTAACCAATTTTCTCCCACTATTTTATAAGTTTTCCAATCTGTTTCCATGTGGCTCGATGTTGATGGTCCCGCACCAAATCCAGGGCTTATAGCATTAATATGTTTTCTTGCATTACCTAAAAGTTGTAGGCTATGAAGGAAATCTATTCTATCTTCTGTTGGGAAACCAATCATCCAATTAACATGATTAAATAATCCAACTTCACTGCCATGTTTTAAATTATTTTCTATTTCCCAAACCTCAACCTTTTTTCGCATATCATGTAAAACTTTTTGACTACCTGACTCAACTCCATAACTTAAACAGGTGCATCCGCTTTCTTGAATTTTTCTTATAAAATCTTTCGTCATTCTACCATCGCATCTAGCATAACTATTCCATTTAATATCCAATTTCCTATCAATTATTAAATCAACTATTTTTTCGAATACTTTAAGATTTCCGTTTACTAGACTATCAACGAACCAAAATCTTTTTACGCCGTATCGGTTCGCTTGATATTCAATTTCATCAACTACTCTTTCTGGAACGTTACTTCTAAATTTCCAAAAATACGTTTCAGCACAAAAACTACATTGAGCTATACATCCGCGTGACGTTTCAATACTGACACCATCTGGATGTTGGTAACTTGACAAATCGTAATCAGAATAATCTGGAAATGGAAAATTTTCTAACTTTAACTTACTATCTGTAGTTCCGATTATCTTGTTATTCTCATATTGATTGGGAAGATTTTCTAGTAAGCTTAAAAATGATTCTTCTGCTTCACCTTTAAAAAGGTAGTTAAATTGCATTTGAAATATTGAGGAACCAGTAACAACTTCCGGTCCACCAACTACAAAACAAGCGTTTGGTATTTTTTCCTTTAATTTTGTAAGAAGATATTGTGTTGCAAAAATGTTTGTATTATACGCACTAAACCCTATTACTTTAGGATTAGCAGTTACAATCTCATTTATTGTTTCATCAAACATTTTTTTTAAGTGAGGTAAAATTTCGTTCTCAAAATTTTCTTTGACAGTCCAAAGAAAATATTTTTCTCCTCGCCAATAATCTTCGTTTAAAGTATTTTTTATAATATGGTATGATTCTATGTTTAGATCATAGACTTTGGTACTATAATCATTACTTCTAATTAAACCTGTTATTTTAGCTAAATTATAGGGAGGAAATAAAACTCCCCAAGCAGGTGCCATTATAAGAGCTACTTTATACTTTTTAGTGTTGTCCCACTCAATTTTTTTTATAAAATTTTTTTTAGTCGAATTTTTTTCAAGAGGCCCTAAGTGACTATTAGCATGATTTATTAAAGTATCTTGTTCAAGTATATGCTCTAGTATTACTTGATCTCTGTCTTTATTTAAGTTTGTCATATTACTAAAGAAGTCATGTTACCTAATTTTAATTGAGGATTTTTAAATATAGGATCTTTTAAAATTTCTATCAATTCACTTCTATTCACATGATCTTCTTGCCAAACTGCCATACCTTTAAATTTTTCGTCACTCATGTGATACCATTGTGCTAATAAATTAGTCCATATTTTAGGTTTAGATTTATACTGTAGTTGCCATTCAACAAATTCTTTGAGTTCTTTATAATTGTCACGTTGAACTATAAAATTAGTTTGCCAATCATATAAATTGGGAAAACGTTTTTGATGAATCATTTCATCTAAAAATAATAAATTGTTCTTTAATTTTTTAAAGTTTCCGTTTTTTCTTACTATCTTATAAGTTTCTTCTGTAAATGCGTCTACACTGACTTCAATATAGGTTATATAGGGCCAAAGAGGTTCAATTTCTCTAAGATGTTGTTCGGTCATTAAAACTCCGTTTGTCTTAAGAGTCAACCGTAAATTGTTAGGTATAGGATTTTTACTTAACTCTAGTAAGTAATTCCAGTATAATGGGCTAGCAAATGCATCACCGCTTCCTGTAATGTCTAAACTTACTCTTGGGTGTTGAGTTAAAAGTATATCAATTAATTCTTTAACTTTCTCATGAATTTGTTTGACATGTCTACCTCTACTATCATCTACATTAAACGGATCATAGTAAATTAAATTATCTCTGCAACTTGGGCATTGTAAATTGCAACTAGGATCGTAACTAAATCCAACTCGCATTGTTGCTTTGGCTAGTCTAGTACTAAGTTCATTCTTATCGACTAGATCCCAATGATTGTTCTCTCCCATCAGAAATGAACTCAACTGCGGGCATTGATCGTTGCAATGATCAAATTTTCCCTGCTTCATTCCTTCTTGAATTTCAAGTCTAGTGACATTTGATATAATATCTTCTGCAGATTCTACTAATATATTACCTACCCATTTTGGTAACCATGAATGACAACATGCGCTAACAAGCCCAGATGTATGAATTTCAATATGTTTGAATGGGACAGTACAAGACTTTTTGCTTAATCTTTCATCAGGATCTAGATAAAAAGATTTTGGATGTATTTTATATTCAGGCATTAATTAAATCTCTTAGTTCTGGAACTACGTCAGTTAGTTTTTCATTTCTTATAAAATCAAGTTTTTTCGTGTACTTTTTAAAGTTGTCAAGATTTTGCTGATTAAAAGGCTTATCAAGATGCCAAAATAAATGTAAAAACTTATGTTTTATATCTACATTAAATTTTGAATTATAATCAGAAATAAATTTTTCTAGTTTTTCTTTTATTTTTTCTCTTGTACTATCAGGCAAACTACTTACATGAAATTGCGGATTGTATTCTACTATATTAAAAGAAAAGTTTTGATAATTTTCGTCGTGTCCATTCACTGCTCCAATGTCAACTAATCTCCAAATTATTTCTGGTATACGATGAACATTCATGTTACTGACTGTGATGCCAGGTTTACAATGAATTCCTATTTCACTAACTGCTTTTAAGTTTTCTTCAACATTTTTCCAATTAGTTCCGCTTCTGATCAACTCTGCTCTTTCATCAATTTCATCAATACTAGGCCATAGCCAAACACGTTTGCCCCATTTTTTCCAGTAATCTAATACATTCTTGTTTTTGTATTTTAACACGCTCAAGTTTGTATTGTATGTAATTATTACATCATAACGTTTTTTCTCATCCAACATGTCAAGAATTTGCCAATGTTCATCCATTAATAATGGCTCTCCACCTGCAAAGTAAATTTTTTCTACTACATCAACATATTTTTTTAAAAAATCAATATTAGTAGATTCGTCAACTGATTGAATATTGAATACTTTTTTATCAGTTTCATGGCTAGTCCAACCCATTTCTTTAGCATCTGGTAACCATGCACTAGAAAATTCAGGGCCACAAGTACGACATTTGTAATTACATAAATTACTAAATCTAAAGTCCCAATATCGTAGATCCACGTTGTCTACGTGCCCATCTTCTTTTGTGATTTCAGGAATTTCTTTTAACTTTCCCTCAAAATATCTATTATGATTAATCCTAGTACTAAAATTAGAAGATTCTTCACTTTCAAAGCACCTACGACACATATTTGGTTCTTCACCGTTCAACATTTGAACACGGATACCTTTTAAGTAATCGCTATTCCAAATTTCTTCTATTGTTTGTGTTGTTAAATCACCGGCGTAAGTGCGATGTTCTGAAGTCATGCAACAAGGATAAACTTTTCCTCTGGGTATAATATTTAAATGAACCCAAGGTATAGCGCATACAGTATTTTTCATAGTAGTATATATCTTTCTAAATACGTTGAACGTAAAAAACATGATAAGCATAGAAGATTTAACCAAAAGGGAAGAGTTATGGACACAAGGATATTGGGAAATTCCTGATGGACTTGATACAACTAATTTTAATTTTAAATGGCGACCATACAAACACGATAGACCCTATATACACCAGTTCGGAACGCAACATCAAAAAACAGGCGGACCTAGATTCGTCATACCAAATAGTGAAGGTATAAAATATCAAGACTTTCAACATGCAATAAAATTACCTAACACAGATAATAGGTGTTGGAGACCTTTATTACCTAATGTTACTATAGATTCAAGTTGGCATCCTGACGAAACAGAACCTCCTTTCATATATGTGTTTGGTAATCAATGGCATGATGCAGAGACTATGCCATCATATCAATATAAAGTAAAGGGCGCTACAGAAAAAAAATATGTTACTGACTTTAAATCAACATTATTACCTTTAGAAGATAATAGATGCTGGAGACAACTTGTTCCTAATGCAACCATAGATAAAAGTTGGGTGCCACATCCCTTCGACCCACCGTACATTTACGTATTTGGTAATCAATGGCATGATGCAGAGGTCATGCCAACGTTTCAGTACAGAGTAAAAGGTGCAACTGATAAAAAATATATTAATAGTATTAAGGCTACATTATTGCCAAATAAAGATAATTGGATCATACCAGAAAACATAGATGATAATGGTTTTGATTACAGCTGGTGTCCTAATCCTTTTGAACCTCCTATGGATTGGCAATTTGGTACACAATGGCAAAAAACGGGAGGTCCTAAATATAAAGTAGAAAATGCGTTAGCTACAAAATTTGTTGATTTTCAAAAAATTATAAAATTAAGTGACAAAAGTAATAGATGCTGGAGATCGATCAAACCAAATATTGATTTTGATTTTAGTTGGCACCCAGATGAAACAGAACCTCCTTTCATATACGTATTTGGCAATCAATGGTATGATGCAGAAACGATGCCGACTTTAATGTATAGAGTAAAGGGTGCTACAGAGAAAAAATACATTAATAATGCTAAAGCTAAATTATTACCTGATACAGAAAATAGAGCTTGGAGACCACTAAAGTCAAAATTAGTTATTGATTATAGTTGGGTTCCTGACCCCTTTGATCCACCATACATTTACGTATTTGGTAACCAATGGTTTACCAGTAAAGAAATGCCTACTGCTCAATATAGAGTCAACGGAGCGACTAACTATAAATTTATGGACATGCAAATAGTAAAATTTAGAATTGACGAAGTTTCATGCACTGATAGTATTTTTGATGCATTAGTTAATTCAACCACTGAAACAGACTATATTCAAGTTGGATCTGGTGTAATTGATCACGTAAAATACATGCCTAAACCAGATACCAATATTCATATCATAGATAATTCATATGCGATTGTACCTAAAGGGGCTATACCTTATTTGTATGATAAGCTACAAGATTATCCGTATATAAAATATCATAATGATGGGTATCAAAATAAACCACTTGATATTATTTTCTTAAGTAATGGCGAAAAGGGATCAGAAGAAAATTATGAACATCTATTATCATTAGTAAAAGGTTTACCAAATAATATAATAGGATTGAAAGATATTAAAGGACGGGTGACAAGTCAACATGAAGCAGCCAACATTGCATCAACGCCTTGGTATTTTTTAATTAACGGTAAATGCAAGGTAAATCCTGACTTTGATTTTAGTTGGCAACCTGATCGTATGTGTACTGCTAGACATTATATATTCAGAGCAACTAATCCTGTTAATGGTCTTGAATATGGTCATATGGCAGTGGTAGCTAACAATAAACGATTAACATTAAACACTACAGGTAAAGGATTAGATTTTACATTAGATAGTCCGCATGCTATCGTGAATGTTAATTCTGGGATCGGCGTATTCAATACTAGCGAATGGGATACTTGGAGAACAACATTCCGTGAAGTTATTAAATTGAAACATAATGTAGAAACAATTAATGATAAAGCCAGCAAAGAAAGACTAGAAACATGGTTGACTGTAGCTAACGGAGACTATGCAGAATGGTCAATAAAAGGCGCAACTGATGCAGTAGACTATTATAATTCAGTAGATGGTGAGTTTGAAAAACTTAAATTAAGCTACGATTGGGAGTGGTTAAGAACCAAATTTGATAGTTATAGACCCTAAACACTTGATTTTAACTAAATATTAGTTTATAGTGTGTAAGTTATGGGTCCAGAACAATTATATTTTATTATCGGATTTTTATTAGGTGTCATGTTAATGGGATGTATAACATTGGCATTGTTGTTATTATATCATGAATGGATTAAAAAATCTGATCCCAAAGATGATCTATTTGATTGATCGGTCACACATAACATATTAGATTTAAAATTGTAGTATAACGCCTAAGAAGAAAGATCGGACAAGACCCGGGGGCGGTACCCGGCCGGTCCACCAAAAGCATATATGAGGTCTCCCTTAGTTCGGTTGGGAGAGAAACGGCGAACACGGAATACCACT